GAGCTGGGTTGACAGCTAAGGGCCGCGCCGTGTACAACAAAGCGACCGGCAGCAACCTCAAAGCCCCCCAACCCCAAGGCGGTAAGCGCAAGGACTCGTTCTGCGCTCGCATGTCAGGTATGCCCGGTCCAATGAAAGACGAAAAAGGCAAGCCGACCCGTAAGGCGGCTGCTCTTGCAAGATGGAAGTGCTAAATCATGGAATTGCCAGTCTGGAATACCATCCTGTCGTTTGCTTCGGCTGCATTGCTATTTTGGGTGAAGGTCTCACATGATGAGGTCAAGCGCCTGAGCATCTTGTTGAGCAAGACTCGCGAAGAAAACGCCGAGAAGTTTGTGGCCAAGATGGACATGCACAACGACATGAACCGGGTCATTCAGCGTCTTGACCGTCTTGATGCGAAGCTTGATGAGTTTATGAAGGAGCAGCGTAGTGCCCTCAACTAGCAAGAAGCAGCACAATTTCATGGCGGCGGTGGCAAACAACCCCGCATTTGCCAAGAAAGTAGGCGTCCCACAGTCCGTGGGCAAAGAGTTCTCCAACGCGGACAAGGGCCGCAAATTTTCAAAAGGTGGCGATATGAAACATTCAGACGTGAAAATGGACAAGGCGATGATCAACAAGGCAGTCGGCAAACATGCGGCAATGCCAGCCTCCAAGGCGCACAAGGGCTTGAAGGCTGGCGGCTCTGTTGGCACCACAAAGATGGGCGCAGTCAAGACTGCCGCCCCAAGCCGTGACGGCATTGCATCCAAGGGTAAGACCAAGGGCACAATGGTCAAAATGGCACGCGGCGGCAAAGCCTGCTAAGGAGTTGATATGAGTCCAGCAGAAAAAGAAGCCCGCCAGATGATGGCGGACAAGAAGGCTGCCGAGGCCGCCGAAAAGGCGTACAACGCAGCCAGCAAGACGCCCCCAGCATCAGCGCCAACGGTCCGAAAGGCCAAGGGTGGTAGTGTCACTCGCGCCGACGGTTGCGTGACCAAGGGTCACACCAAAGGCACGACGGTCAAGATGGCCTACGGCGGCAAGGCTTGCTGATATGAGGGCCAGTCGCGGTATGGGGGATATCGCCCCCTCAAAAATGCCCAAAGGTGTGCGTAAAGCTCGCCGGGATGACACCGACTTCACCGAGTACGCCGAGGGCGGAAAGGTGGGGTTGTACGCAAACATCAATGCCAAGCGCAAGCGTATTGCTGCTGGTTCTGGTGAGAAAATGCGTAAGGTTGGCAGCGCGGGTGCTCCGACTGCGCAGGCATTCATCCAATCGGCCAAGACTGCGAAGAAGTAAATCATGACCACATCAGGCACCACAGCGTTCAACATGGACTTAACAGAGCTTGTTGAAGAATGCTACGAGAGATGCGGGTCCGAACTCCGAACAGGCTACGACCTGCGCACGGCGGGCCGATCTTTGAACCTGATGTTCGCCCAGTGGGCAAACCGTGGTCTGAACATGTTCACGTATGAGCAGGGGTCGATTAACCTGATCCCCGGCCAAGCGACATACAACCTTCCCGCTGACACCGTGGACCTTCTGGAGCATGTGATCCGCACGGGCGCTGGGAGCCAATCAACGCAGGCAGACTTGACCATCACCCGGATCAGCGTCTCGACCTATGCCACGATCCCCAACAAGCTGCAGCAAGCTCGTCCAATTCAGGTTTGGATCGAGCGCCTGACCACTGCTCCACGCATCACCGTGTGGCCTGTACCCGACAACTCGCAGCCCTATGTGTTCGTGTACTGGCGTTTGCGCCGCATGCAAGACGCTGGCACAGGCGTAAACACAATGGACATGCCATTTCGTTTCTACGAAGCCATGACGGCTGGACTGGCTTACCACCTTGCATTGAAGATTCCCGGCGCAATGGAGCGACTGCCGATTCTGAAAGAACAGTACGATTCGGCGTGGGAACTGGCTTCAAGTGAAGATAGAGAAAAAGCTGCTGTAAGACTCGTCCCCCGTGCAATGCGAATTGGGGGTGGCTCATGATTTTAGTTTCTTTAAAAGAAGCCAAAGAAGCGGGTTTTACCAGATACTTCACTGGGGAGCCCTGCGGTCATGGTCACATCTCTGAGAGGCTTGTAAGCAATCGGTCGTGCGTTGAGTGTTCGCGAATTAAGATTGCCAAATATCGCATTGAAAACCGCGATGCTCTTTTGGAGAAAAAAAATATTGCGCAAAAGTTGTACGCCAAAAAAAATCCAGAAAAAATAGTGGCCACTCGAAAAGCCACAATGGCCAAACACCGCGAGGCGCGAAATGCCGAGAAATCCGCATGGGCTCGTAAAAACGCAGGCCGGGTGCTGGCGTGGACCAGACAAAGGCAGTTGGCTAAGATTCAAAGAACGCCCGTTTGGCTGACAGAGGATGATTGCTGGATGATTGAGCAGGCGTACGAGCTGGCACAACTTAGAACGCGGCTGTTTGGTTTTCCTTGGCACGTAGATCACAAGTTTCCCCTAAGGGGCAAAACAGTTTCAGGACTTCATGTGCCGACAAACTTGCAAGTTATACCCGGCTCGGAAAACTCCCGCAAAGGCAACCGAATGGAGGTTGCATAATGTCAAACCGGTTTGCAGCGGGTCACAGAGCGATTGCCATGTGCGACCGCTGTGGTCAGCAATTCAAACTCAAGCAGCTCCGCACAGAAATCATCAAGCAGCGCAAGTATGAGTTGTTGGTGTGCCCTGAGTGTTGGGACCCGGATCAGCCGCAGTTGATGCTTGGCACGTTTCCAATAGATGACCCGCAGGCGCTCAGGAACCCACGCAGAGATACAACCTACGTGACGTCTGGTTTGAACGACGATGGCAACTTGTCTGGCGGCTCAAGGGATATTCAGTGGGGCTGGGCTCCCGTAGGCGGGGCCAGCTTTTTTGATGTGGCACTGACGCCAAATTACTTGGTGGCAACCGCGTTTGTTGGTACAGTCTCGGTATCGTAAAGGAAACAACATGGCTAAATTCAGTCAAAAAATGATGGGCAAAGAAGTTGGTCAAGCCAGCGTCTACGCCGGACCCCACACCATGAAGGGCAAGGCTGTCAAAGCATCCAGCAGCCCCGGCAAGGAGCCAAACCGCAGTAATGCTGACACGGTCAATATGAGCGTTGGCGGCATCAGCAACAGGCTCGACGGCATGGTAACCAAGACCAGCGGCATTAAAATCCGTGGTACTGGTTGCGCTACAAAAGGCACAATGGCTCGAGGCCCGATGGCATAAGACATGCGACACGGTTCCGTCTACATTGCCACCAACAAGCATACTGGAGATCAGTATGTTGGGCAGACGCGCAAGTCTGTGCAAAAAAGATGGGATTCCCATTGGAGGACCGCAACATGCAGCACATCCCGCAAAGCAAAATTTCAGGCAGCTCTTCTTGAGTTTGGGAAAGATGCGTTTTACGTAAGAGAGGTGTTTGTTGCTTTTGACTCAGACGCCCTAAATGCCGCTGAAATTTCTTTGATTGCCGACATCCAACCGGCTTACAACGCATCTCGCGGAGGCAGGGGTTTGCGTCCGGTTGTTGTATCTGAAGAAACAAAACGCAAACGATCTGAAGCCGCCAAACTGCGCTGGTCAAATCCAGAGTGGAGGGCCAAAACCGTTGAGTCAATTAAGTTGGCGGCTCAAACTCCAGAGGCTGTTGCACGCGGCAGGGCGCTTCGGGCCTATAAAGGCATTGAAAAAAGATGGGTTGGACATGTTAAAAAAGAACGTCCTCAGTCCGATAGGTCGGGGGCGTTGCGAAAATCTTGGGAAGACCCGAGCGTTCGGAAAAAAAGAATTGAAAGCTTGAAGAAGGCTTTGTCCAAGCCGGATGCCCGCGCCCGCCGATCAGCGGCGTCAACGGGAAGAAAATTTACCCGCGAAGCGATTGAAAAATCAGCTCGCGCAAAATGGAAGCCTTTATACTGTCCAGAACTTCAAACAACATTTTTATGCGGCAAGTATGCGGCTGAATATTTGGGAGTTTTGCATACTAGCGTATCCAATGCCGTGAAGCAGAAAGGCAAGCTGTTGAGAAAGTACAGCTTGGAAATGGTGGCTTAAATCGACTACAACAGCCTCGTGACTGCCGTACAAAACTATTGCGAAAACGTTTTCGCAAAGGTGGATATTGACACGTTCATCCGCCAAGCCGAGCAGCGCATCTTTAACGTTGCTCAGCCAGCGAACCAGCGCAAGAACGTGACCGGATCGTTGTCTGCTGGCAACAAGTACCTGAACTGTCCTGCGGATTTTTTCTCCGTCTACAGTTTGGCTATTTATCCAGTTGCTGGTGGCGCGTATGAGTATTTGCTGGACAAGGATGTGAACTTCATCCGTCAGGCATACCCCAACCCCGCCACCACTGGCAAGCCCAAGCATTACGCCATCTTTGGTCCGGTATCGACCAATCAGGATGAGTTGACTTTTATTGTCGGCCCAACGCCTGACATTATGTACAACGCCGAGTTGCACTACTACGCATACCCAGAATCAATTGTGGATGCCCCTGATGGCCGCACTTGGTTGGGCGACAACTTTGATTCTGTGTTGCTGTACGGAACCATGTGCGAGGCGCTGACCTACATGAAGGGCGAGCCAGACATGGTTAAGCTGTACCAAGATCGGTACGTTCAAGCAATTGCTCTGTACAAGAACTTGGCAGACGGCAAGCAGCGCGGCGATGCGTATCGTAACGGCCAAGTCCGCACACAGGTTAACTGATGTCATTTCAACAAACTCTCACTACGCAAGCGAAGTTCATTGCGCTTCAGCATTTGGCTACTGGCACGCTCAAAATGGCGCTGTACACAGCCGAAGCGGACCTCAATGCTGACACTCTGGTGTACAGCACAGCCAACGAGGTTGTTGGCACAGGCTACGCAGCGGGTGGAAACATTCTGACCGGCGTGACGGTGCAAAAGTCCGGCACAACAGCCTATTTGGATTTTGCCGACACGACGTGGAATCCAGCCAACTTTACAGCGCGTGGAGCGCTCATCTACAATACAAGCCTTGGCAATCTTGCTGTGGCGGTATTGGATTTTGGTGCTGACAAAACGGCAACCACTTCTTTCACTGTGCAGATGCCCGCAAACACGGCGACTTCGGCGCTCATCCGTATTTCATAAGGAAACCATCATGTCCAACGAAATTGCAAAAGCCTCTGATGCCGTCTGTGGCGGTCTGATCGCAGGCACTAAGCACACCGAAACTGCCAAGGCCACAGGTCGATTCCTGCTGGAGTGTTTTGACAAAGACGGCAACCTCAAGTGGTCCGCTGAAGAGAGCAACCTTGTAGTCAACGTGGGCCTGCAGTACATGGCTGGCACGGCCCTGACAACCACAGCCCAGATCACCACTTGGTACATTGGTCTGTACGGCGCTGGCGCTTCCAACACCCCTGCTGCTGGCGACACAATGGCTTCGCACGCTGGCTGGACTGAGGTGACTCCTTACTCCGGTAACCGCCCAACAGCCACGTTTGCTGCAGCCACCAACGCCAACCCCTCGGTCGTGACCAACAGCGCTTCTCCAGCTTCGTTCTCAATCACCTCCACTCAAACTGTTGGCGGCGCATTCCTGACCAGCAACAACACTGCTGGTGGCTCGACAGGTGTGTTGTTCTCGGCTGCTGATTTTCAGTCTCCCGGCGACCGCAACGTGGTGTCGGGCGACACACTCAATGTCAGCTATAGTTTCTCTCTTGCAGGATAATGTGGTAGAGTATGCCTTCAACCAACTGGAGGCATTATGGATTTACGTATTTATCGCTTGTGGAGAGCAATGCACAACCGCTGCTATAACAGCAATGTAAAGTGCTATGGCGACTACGGAGGCCGAGGAATTTTTGTTGACGAAAAGTGGCATTCCAAAGAAGGCTTTGCTGCTTTTCTAAAAGATATGGGGCAGCGCCCGCAAGGGGCAACTCTTGATCGTATAGACAACAACGGCCCGTACTCTCCTGATAACTGCCGCTGGGCAACGCGAGATGAGCAGGCAAACAACAAGCGCAACAACCACTGGATAACTGCAAGCGGCAAGACCCAGACTATGGCTCAGTGGGCAAAAGAGCTGGGGTGCAATCCAAGCAACATCATCTACCGTCTCCGAACTGGAATGTCGCCAGAGGAGGCTGTTACCAAGCCGATTGCAGACCGTCCAAACTCCAAGCTCACCGAAGATGATGCGCGGTATGTCAAAGAGAACTATCCTGTGCTGACTTCAAGTCAGCTTGCAGTTAAACTTGGCGTAAGCAAGAAAACAGTGCTCAACATCATCCACGGCAAAACTTTTAGGGATGTGCAATGATTAAGATTGACTTTGAATTTGACACACCTCATGGCGTATTTCGGGACGCCTTGCACCTGCCTGACGACCACGGCATGACTGACGAGCAGATTGATGCTATGAAACAGCAGCGCGTGGACAACTGGATCGCCATCGTAACTGCTCCTCCGGTAGAAGAAACTCCTCCAACTGAGGAGTAAACATGGATCGCTTCTGGGTTGGCGGAACTGGCACTTGGAATACAAGCAGCACTACAAACTGGTCTGCTACCTCTGGCGGGGGTGGCGGTGCGTCTGTCCCTACAGCGGCTGACTCAGTATTTTTTGACCAAGCAGGGACGTACACTGTCACCATGACGGGCGGATTGACCTGTCTTGACTTTACGGTGTCAGCGGGTACAGTTACATTTAGTGGCACGGGCACACCAACTATTAGCGGATCAATGTCGCTTATTACGGGTACTCTTTGGCCTGCAACTGGATTTATTACATTTAACGCTACAACTACCGGAAAAACCGTTACAACAAATGGCGTATCATTTGCAGGATATATTATTTTTAATGGTATTGGTGGGTATTGGACTCTTGGTAGTTCTTTAACATCAACAAGTTCAACCGCTTTTCAAATAGGCGGCGGTACATTTGATACTGGAGGATATGCTTTAACTGTTTTTAACATAAACCTATCTTTTGCTGCAAACACAAGAGCAATTAAATTAAATAATTCGACAGTTACACTTACTGGCTCTGGTTCTGCTGTATTTTTATCCGCAGGCTCCAACACACTAACATTTGATGCTGGAACATCTCAAATAAACATAACCGCAGCTGGCAACATTGCAAACAACAGCACCTCTCCTGCAATAACATTAAATTTTTATAATGTTGCATTTACATCTACGGCAGCAGGTACTCGGTCTATCAGCGGCACAAACACATTCAACAACCTGTCCGTTACCGGGCCTGCATCCGCTGGCCTAGTTACAGTCACCTTTGACTCCCGTCAAACCATCAACGGCACACTGTCCACCACAGGCACAGCAGGTAACAGGCGCGTATTCTTTGCATCAGCCACTTACGGCATCTCGACTGACCTCGTGGTCAACTCTGCCCCAAGCCTGACAGACGCAGACTTCCGTGGCCTGTACGTCCGCGGCACAGCAGCCCCTATCAGCGGAACACGCATCGGCAATCGCGGTGAGTGCAGGGGCATCACGTTCAGTACGCCTAAGACGGTGTATTGGAACTTGGCGGGCGTTCAGAGTTGGACCGCCAATGCTTGGGCAACCACACCAACAGGCACGCCGTCCACAGATAACTTTCCACTCCCACAAGACACCGCTACGTTTACAAACGCAGGGTCAGTAACCGGAAACATTTCTCTTGGTGCTGTGATTGGTAGCATTGATATGTCTGGTCGCACAAGCGCCATGACGCTTGCTTTGTCGACTGCTACAGTTTACGGAAACTGGGCAAACGGATCGGGAACTACGCTAACAAACGCCGTAACGCTCACCTTCTCTGGCGGCACTACCCAAACCATCACCAGCGCAGGAAGAACCTTTTCATGCGGCATCACCATCGACACCTACGGCGGCACAGTACAGCTTGCTGATGCGTTAAACATTGGGTCGCAGTCTTTGACGGTGACAAACGGTACGTTTGCTACGGCGGGGTATGCGGTAACTGCTGGGGCTTTGTCGTCCAACAACAGCAACGTCAGGACTATTACGCTCGGGTCGAGTACGGTTTCAATTATTCAATTTGGTGTTGCGTTTGGAACTGCAACAAACCTTACTTTTAATGCCGGAACCTCCACCATTGACCTTTCAGGAGTTGGATCAGGGATTGCTGTTGGAGCAGGACTTACTTTCTATAATGTTAATTTTAGTTATACCGCTAGCACTGGAACTTCGCACAGTATTGCTGCAAGTGGAGCATCGTGCATTTTTAATAATATAACGGTAACTACGGCGCCCAGTGCAGGTATAAAAACAATCTCAATCGGTGTAAATCAAACCATCACCGGAACTTTGACTGTCGCAGGCGCTTCCGCAGTCCGGCGCATCTTCTTGCGTTCAGACACCATCGGCACTCCGCGCACCCTGACTGTCAACGCCATCTCTGCCACTGACTGCGACTTTTGTGACATTAACCTTGCCGGGACTGCATCAGGCGCATCGCCTACACGCGCAGGTAACTGCGGCGGCAACACAGGCATCACGTTCCCCGCACCCAAAACCGTTTACTGGAACCTTGCTGGCACGCAAAACTGGAGTGCTACGGCTTGGGCTACAGGGTCTGGTGGTACACCTGCCATCAACAACTTCCCGCTGGCTCAAGACACTGCGGTGTTTGACAATGCGGGTTCTGCTGACACTGTAACCATTAATGCTGTATGGAACATTGGCACGTTTGACGCTTCACTGCGTACCAGTGCAATGACGCTAACAATTAGTTCTTCTTGTGTAACCTATGGCGACTGGAAGTTTGGCACAGGCGTTACATCGGCTGTCACGGCAACACTTGAATTTACTAAAAACGGTACTCAAACAATAACCAGTAATGGCGTCCAATTTGGCTGCTCGTTAACAATAAACAACCCATTTGGAAACGTACAGCTTGCTGATGCTTTGCTGTTGGAATCGACAAAAGGTATAGTTCTTGCAAGAGGCACGTTTGATGCTGTCACTTATAACGTGACAACAGGGCTGTTTAGCAATGGTTCTACAGCAAACACTTTGCGGATGGGGTCTGGCACTTGGACTTTATCTGGTACAGGTGCTGTGTGGAATTGCGCTACTGCACCGACACTTATCGCCAGCACATCTACGATAGTTCTTTCTAACACATCAACAACCACAAGAACTTTTGCTGGCGGCGGTCTTTACTACAACAAGCTGACAATTGGCGGCACAACGGGAATATCAACTTTACTGCTTCAGGGCAGCAACACATTTGGCGAACTTGCATCTACAAAAACAGTAGCGCACACAATTTTATTTGATTCCGGCTCAACCAATACTTTTGGCAAATGGTCCATCACTGGAACCGCTGGTAACGTAGTCACCCTTAACTCAAATGCCGCAACCATAGCCTATAATTTTTCTATCGCAGGACCCGCTAACAGCGGCATTGATTACCTGTCTGTTCGAGATTGCCTTGTTTCCGCCACAAGCCCCGGCGAGTTTTACGTTGGCGCAAACAGCACGAACGTATCCAACAACACTCGCGTTGTTTTTACAGCTACCCCTGCACCTCGCACACTGTATTGGGTAGGCGGCACAGGCAATTGGTCATCCACAACCAAGTGGGACACAACATCTGGTGGTGGTGGTGGAGCAGCTATCCCCACATCTTTGGATGCGGTCAACTTTAATTCGCTTTCCAACGCCACAGCCTACACAGCCACAATTGACGCTGGTGTAACGCTTGCCCGATGCGCCTCGTTCACAATGGCTGGCCCGTTAACTGGCAACGTGACCTTTGCTGGCACTGTGGGTATTGCCTTCCACGGCAACGTGAGTTTTGCTGCTACGGGTATTACTCGGACGTACAACGGCTCAATGCAGTGGGCTGGCAACAGCAGTTACACGTTTAATACTGGTGGAAATTTGTTTTCTGGGTCTGCGGTTAACGTTATTGGTATTGGAGCAACGTGGACACTTGCTAATTCTATATTTTTAGCTGGGAATATCTTAACAATTACTTATGGAACATTTGACACCTCCACCAGTAATTACCAAATAACCACAGGAAGATTAGATTCTGCAAATCGTAATATAAGGTCTATTTTATTAAACGGCTCAACAATTATTTCTGCTGCGCTAGGCGGCACAACAATTCAGCTTGCTATTACTACAAATTTAACATTTAATGCGGGGACATCAACTTTTTCTTTGCAAAACGGCCTCGCAGCTATTAGTTCTGGCGGTTTGACTTTTAACAACGTCAGCTTTACTAGCACATCAGCATCAGGCATCACCATTACGGGTGCAAACACATTTAACACACTGTCGTTTGCTGGCCGCACATCTGTCGGCATTACACCTGTCACATTCAGTGCTGACCAAACCATCAGCACACTGACGCTGAACGCTGGAACAGCATCTGCCTACCGCACGTTCTTGGCATCTGACACCATCGGCACAACCAGAACATTGACGGTTGGCACTCTGACTGCTGGCGCTGCTGACATTGACTTCCGCGACATTACCATTGCTGGCGCTGCTGCACCGATCTCAGGCACTCGGTTTGGTGACGCCAAAGGTAACAGCGGGATTACGTTCCCTGCGGCTAAGACTGTTTATTGGGCTTTGGCAACCAGCAACAACTGGGGAAGCACTGGATCAGGTTCGTGGTCTGCAACAAACGGCGGCTCGGCAGCGGCGGATCAGTTTCCTCTGGCACAAGACACGGCGTTTATACCGTTTGCCAGACCCAACAACAACCAAACCATCACAGTCAACGCCAACTACAACATTGGCACACTTGACATGAACGAGCGCAACGGCAGTGCGCTGGTGACGCTGGCGACAGGTACAACTTTATCAACAGTTTACGGAAACTGGGTTAACGGCACAGGGACTACGCTGACAGGTGCAAATTTACTAACTTTTGCTGGGCGCGGCACTCAAACAATTACCAGTGCCGGTAGGACATTTACTCAATTTATTAGTGTGCAAAGTCCGGGCGGTAATGTTTTATTGGGGGATGCTTTATTATGCGACGGCTCTGGCACTTCACTTCGCGTTAACGCAGGGACTTTTAATGCTAACGGTTATAACGTAACACTTTCTAGTGGCGGTTTTTCGCTTTCAGTTGTTTCTACGGGCAGCAGAAATGTTAATGTTGGCTCTGGAACATGGGTGCTAGCAGGATCATCTTTTATATGGGACGCAACTGCATTGATTGGAATTACCGTAACAGGCACAGGCACGATCAATTTAACCTCTGCATCCGCCAAAACATTTTCTGGCGGCAGCATCTCTTACTCCGGCATCACCCTCAACCAAGGCGGCGCAGGTACGTTGACCATTTCTGGCAACAATACCTTCAAGACCATCACCAACACCTACAGTGCTACAGGTGCAACAACCATTGCTTTGGGTGCTACAACGCAGACTCTGACGCAACCTTGGACAGCAACAGGCGAAGCAGGACGGGTACTGACCATCAGCGGCACATCCGCAGCATCTCCCGGCATTTTGAGGTTTACCGGAGCAGGTCAAGCAGCCAACGTAGACTATCTGGCAATCAACAACGTCAGGGCATACAATTTGACAGACACTTGGTATGCTGGAGCCAATTCCACCAACGGCGGGACGTTAGGTTGGTACTTCATTGCCGCAGGCGGTACGGTTTACGCCGTCACCATCACCGAAACCGGAACAGGCACAGACAGCATTACGGCCAGCATAACTTTGCTTGGTTCAGTCTCAGAAACCGGAACCGGTACAGATTCCTTCTCTGCTGGTTTGGCGTACACCGGAGACATTACAGAGTCAGGCACTGTTACTGATGAAGTGTCTGCCAGATTCCTCTTCCTTGGGGCTATCAGCGAAAACGCTACAGGCGAAGACCTTACAGCGGCCATCATGACCGCGCTTGGCAACATCTCTGAGACAGCCACCGGTACGGACACGGACAGCGCCAATTTGACGGTAACACCAGCCGTAAGCGAGACCGCAACAGGAACCGACACCGAAAGCGCAAGACTGAGCGCAAACTCAAACATCAGCGAAACAGCCACCGCAACGGACTCAGTGGCGGCTTTGGCAAGGCTCTTGGCTGCTGTTTCAGAGGCTGCAACTGCCACCGACCTCACAGACTCAATCAAGGGCCTGTTTGCTTACATCGTTGAGTCAGCCAGCATCACTGACGCCCTGAACGCACCGGGCAGCACATACAACCCCTCCTTGAGCGAGACCGCTACAACCACCGACAGCATCTCTGCGTTGGCCCGTTTTGCCGTTCAGGTTACAGAGTCGGCCAGCATCACCGATGCAACCGCTGCGTTTAAAGCTTACTTGGCCGCAATACTGGAGGCTGCTTCCGGCTCAGACGCCGTTTCTCCCCGTTACATTGCCAACCCAGCCATCAGCGAGACGGCCACGGGCGCAGACACAGACGCCGCAGCTTTCACTGCACGCTCCTCAGTTTCCGAAACGGCTGCTGGTACGGAGACTGTTTCCTCCCTCAGAACCCTGCGGCCAAGCATTGTTGAGACAGCGACAGCAACCGATACAGATTCAGCCAGATACAGCACCAACCCCGCCATTTCCGAGGCCGCATCCGGTGCAGACATCCCCAGCGCGGCAGCCACATTCCAGTCGCAGGTCACAGAAACTTCCGTAGCCCAAGACATTGTGCGCGGGTTCATGGTGGCGGCTGTACAGGTTTCGGAATCTGCCACCGGGTCGGATCAGATCAGCGCCCTCCGAGCTCTTGCTGCTGCGGTTGTGGAGACCGTGTCTGGCTCGGACGCAGTGTCAGCCAAGGCAGTCTTCCGGGGTATCTTGCAAGAGATCGCCACCCTGACAGACTCCGTTAATGCTCCGGGGTCCACCTACTCAGCACCGGTTATTGAGCTGGCAACGCTTCAAGACGCGGTACGGGCAGCAGCTACATTCCCCACCGCCGTCATAGAAGCGGCCACCGGAACCGAGATCAACAGCGCAGCGTTTACACCGCTTGTCAGGATCGTCGAGACCGCAACCATCACAGACGTTGCGTCAGCCTTGGCTGCTTTCGCTGCACGGACGGCGGAGTCGGCCAACATCACCGACGAAGTGTCGCCTCCCGGCTCGATATACAACCCTGTGGTGCTGGCAGTTGCCCAACTTTTGGATCAGGTCAGCCCTGCTGGAAGCATCTACAACGCTCCGGTTCTGGAGTCGGCCACGATTGCGGACTCCCTGATTGGCGGGTTCCTGTGGAACCTGATCGATGATTCCCAAACGCCCGACTGGGGCGACATCAGCAACATACAGGCGGTATCGTGGGTTGTGGTAGCTGACAACCAGACCCCGAACTGGCAAAATGTCGGCAATACTCAAGGCACCGGGTGGACGCAGGTTAACACTGACGACGATCCAGACTGGCAATTAATATCCGCACCGTAAGGAACACGTATGACAACAGGAAATACAACGCTGCTTGGTCTGGCTCTGCCAGTTGAAGGCGAGCTTGATGGCACATGGGGTGATGTTGTCAACGACTCGATTACCTCGCTGCTGGACTCCGCCATAGCGGGCACGACCACTCTGAGTGCGGATGCAGACGTTACCCTAACTACCACGGCCCTTGCAGCCAACCAAGCTCGTCAAGCGATTATCTTGTGGAACCCGGCTTCGGGCACAGTGACCCGCAACATCACAGCTCCTGCGCAGTCTAAGATTTACACGGTGATTAACGCTTCGGGCGGAACGCAGTCCATTGTTTTCCGTGGCGCAGGTCCAACGACAGGTGTAACCATTGTCAAGGGCGAGTCTGCTGTTGTTGCATGGAATGGCTCTGACTTTATAAAAGTCAGTTCGACTGGCGGCGCAGGTACTTTCACGAACCTGACCGTCACGGGCAACCTGACTGTCAACTCTCTGACCAACACTCGCGTACCCTACGCTTCGACTTCTGGCTTGCTGGTTGACTCCGCCAACATGACCTTCAATGGCACCCGCCTGACGGTTGCTGACCTTGCTGACTCTGGCCTGACCTCGGGTCGCGTGACATACGCAAGCACTGGCGGTGCGTTGGTGGATTCTGCAAACTTGACGTTTGACGGGACGACGCTGACCGCAAACGCTCTGACCACCACTTCCACAGTCACGATCAACGGCGGCACAGCCAACGGCGTGGCCTACCTCAATGGCTCCAAAGTTCTGACCACTGGGTCTGCGCTGACGTTTGATGGGACGACTCTTGGTATCTACAACGGCACTGCTGACGCGCAGCGGTTAAATCTTGGTACATCTGGAACAAACGCAGTTATTCAAGCAACACGGGCGTCTGGAACAGTGCCAAATATGATTTTCCAAATTGACGCTGCCGAACAAATGCGCCTGACCAGCACAGGTCTGGGTATTGGGACGAGTTCGCCGGGGTACAAGCTGGATGTGAGTGTTGGAACAAACACAATTGCACAGCAATGGCAGGGGGCGGGTACAAACTTCACCTTGCGCTTGAAATCTGGCAACGGCGCAACCCCTTCATCCTCAGTGTACCGCCTGTACATGGATTACTTGAACGGCACTGCAACAAACAGCTACATTGATTTCTACCGTGGTAGCGGTGGTGCTGATGGGTACTTGGTTTTTGGTGCTTCTGGCGCTGACAAAATGACTCTCGACTCCTCCGGCAACCTCGGTATTGGGACGAGTTCGCCTTCTGCAAAACTGCAAGTGGCAAATGGCAACATTTTGCTATCAAACGCCTACTACCTTTCCGCACGGAACAACGCCAACACTTTGTCGATCAGCTTGATTGGTCGAAACACCAGCGATCAGGTTTTGATTGACCCAGATGGCTACGGCACGCTGATCGGTGCTGGCGGTGCGTTGAATTTGAATAGCGCAGGCAACCTCGGCTTGGGGGTTACTCCGAGTGGCTCTTGGGAACCTACTGTTAAAGCAATTCAAATCTCCAATGCAGGCCAATATATTGCCAGTGGTTCCACTACTTTTAGCGGAGCAAACCAGTTTTGGTTGGGTAACAACGGGTATTTAAACAGTTCAGGACAATGGATTTACTTGCGTTCTGTAGGCGCTTCTCAGTACAGGCAGTTTGACAACGAACACGCTTGGTTCACCGCCCCCTCCGGCACAGCAGGCAACGCTATTAGCTTTACTCAGGCGTTAACCCTCACGGCGGCGGCAAACCTGTTGCTTGGTGGTACATCTGACCCCGGTGGTGCTTCTGTTTTGTATATTGCGAATGGGACTGTCCCCGGAACACCTTCAGGTGGCGGCGTTATCTACGTAGAAGCTGGCGCTTTGAAATACAAAGGAAGTTCTGGCACAGTAACAACATTGGGGGCTGCATGATTACCCAACAAGACGTAGCAGACTGCTTTGAGTACCGTGACGGGTACTTGTATTGGAAAGGCGTAAGTCATCCAAACAAACAGCACATGATGGACAAACCTGCTGGCTCAATCCACAAGACGGGCTATCGGCATATTACATGGCGTGGCAAGGTTCAAAAGGCTCACCGCTTGATCTTTATGCTGCATCACGGCTATCTACCACCAGAGGTTGACCACATCAATGGCGACCGTGCTGATAACCGCATTGAGAATCTACGACCAGCTACACGCAGCGAAAACCAATGCAACCGCAACGCCTTGGCAAGCAACACATCAGGTTACCCCGGTGTGTCTTGGCATAAGGCCAGCAAAGCATGGCTTGTGCGTGTGATGAAAAACGGCAAGTCACATCTGATTGGCTACTTCAAAGACTTGGAGTTAGCTGGACTTGTCGCAACCGAAGCACGCTCTTTGTATCACGGCGCTTACGCCAAATCTTAACCCCCGAAAGGACTTATCATGACTACATACAACTGGACAATCACACAGACCAACTACGAAGTCTCCAACGGCTTCATCACCACAGCACACTGGACCGCTTCTGCTACTGATGGCGAGTACACGGCATCCATCTATTCGACCTGCTCATGGGCTGATGGCACTCCTACGGTTCCATACGCTGATGTGACCATGCAAGAAGTGCTGGACTGGTGCTGGGCATCGGGCGTTGACAAAGCCGCCACTGAAGCTTCTCTGGCCCAAAACATCGAGTTGCAAAAGAACCCTGTGACCGCTACTGGTACGCCTTGGGCCGCTGCGGCATAATTGCCTCCGGGGTTACGGCGCTGCCCCTTATCAGCGACTGCGTGGAGAAACACATGAACGAGCAAAATATTACCCTGTCCTTGAACTTGGTCAACGGCGTACTGCAGTACCTCGGTACACGCCCCTACGGTGAGGTCTTCCAACTGGTGCAAGCCATTCAGGAGCAGGCCATCCCGCAGATCAAAGTTCCTGAAGTCGCTGAGCCAGAAGCCGCTGGCGGCACGGACTAAGATGCGAGACTGGCTGTTGTCGTTTATAGCGGCAGCAGCCATCGTGTCAGGGGTCATCTTGCTCGTCAGGATGGCCCTTTTTGCTTTTAGGTAGTACTTATGTTGGCAGAAATTGCAGCAGCGAACGCGGCGTTTGCAGTGATCAAAAGTGCTCTGGCCAACGGCAAGGAGCTGCACCAGCTCGGCTCACGGGTCTTTGATTACTTCGACAGCAAGGCCAAGATTCAAGAATCTGCCAACAAGAAGGGTGGCAGCTCAGACCTTGAAGAATTCATGGCGCTGGAGCAGTTGCGCAAGCAGGAAGAAGAATTACGGGAGCGCATGGTTTACGCTGGCAGACCGGGTATGTGGAATGACTGGATCAAGTTCCAAGCCCAAGCAGCAAGGCAGCGTAGAGAAGCCAAAGAAGCTGCTGCCCGTGAAGCAGCAAGGCGCAGACAACAGCTTGAGAACTTAGCAGAGTACATCGCCATTGGTGTGGCGGTCATTGTCTTGGCGGGGCTACTTGTCGGTGGCATCGCCCTCTACATGAAGCATTTGCGATGAGCGAAGAAAAGCCAAACGCCAATACAACGCTTGACAAGGTGCTGTCTTATGTAGACTCGCCATTTAAGCTGTTTGCCATCCTTGTAATGGGCATTGTGGCCTTTGCAGGGTACTTTCTCTGGGAGAACCAAGAGTTCATGCGGGATGCCTACAAGGAATCCCAGAAGCTGCCAGAGATCAACACCTCAAGAGCAGATGATGTAGGCTCGATGCTGATGAAGAAAACCGGGGCCACAGTTGTCGCGGTGTTCAAAGTCAACCCTTTGTTCAATAGCCGGGTGCTGTACCGGGCGTATACCAAGGACGGCAGGGACAAGACGATTGAAGATATTGATGTGGGTCTGTTCAGCCAGAACGCATCCAACAATGCGGATGTTGTGCGGCTGATGTCCAACGAGCTTCCTTGCGGGGAATACCGCTACGCTCAAAGTGAGGTGGGCCTGTGGTACTTGGAAAAAGGCGTGGCATACACCTGCCGGGTGAGCATTCCGCCGGACAGCTACAGGTTTGTGGGGCAGGTTACGGTGGGCTGGACAGAGCCCCCACAAGACCTCCAACAAGTAAAATTCATGCTGGAAATTGCCAGCGCAATGCTAACCAAAAGGGGTAACTGATGCTTTCACTCATTTCAACTCTCGGGGGTCTGCTGATCTCCGGCCTGCCCAAGCTGCTGGAGTACTTCCAGAACAAGGCCGATCAGAAACACGAGCTGGCGCTGGCCCAGATGCAGACCGAGCGTGAACTACAACTGGCTGCTGCTGGTTTTGCCGCGCAAGCCAAGATCGAAGAAATCCGCACCGAGCAGGTGGCAATGCAGACCGAAGCGCAAATGACTGAAGCGGCGCTGGAGCATGACGCCAAGGTTCTGGAGAAGGCCTCCGTATGGGTTTCCAACTACGTGGGCACAGTGCGCCCCACAGTGACCTACATCTTCGTGTTTGAGTTGGTCGCCATCAACGTGTTTATGTGCGCCTACCTGTGGAACAACCCCCAACTGATTCAGAGCATGGATGATGTGATCCGCTACTCTGACATCCTGTTTTCCAGCGACGAAATGGCTATGCTTGGGGGAATTTTAGGCTTTTGGTTCGGGTCACGGACTTGGAGCAAGAAGTGAAACTGAGCAAGGCGGGCGAAGACCTGATGCACAAGTACGAGGGCTTTCGCTCTCGGCCATATCTTTGCCCAGCTCACATCTGGACGATTGGCTACGGCCACGTCCTGTACCAAGAACAGATCAGGCTGCCTGTGGTGCGCGTGGAGGGTAAGACCATTCCCATGATTCGCAAAGAGATGCCCCTGAAACCGGAGGACAATCGTGTCTGGACGAAAGCAGAGATCGACCAATTATTCCGTGAGGACGTCGCAACTTTTGAACGTGGTGTTCTACGACTTGTTCCCGGCGTGGTTGGCCGTCAAGGCAGCTTTGACGCTCTGGTCTCTATAAGTTTTAACTTCGGGCTGGGCAACTTGCAACGCAGCACCATCCGCATGAAAGCCAACAGGGGGGATTGGGAAGGCGCAGCCGAGGCGTTCCGTGCTTGGACCAAGGGCGGCGGCAAAGTCCTGCCGGGTTTGGTCAAGCGCCGGGAAGCAGAGATTGCGCTGTTCCTAAGTTAAGTGCGAAAATGTCGCAAAACTAAGGTGACCCATGCCCCTGAAGTCCATAATCTTTCGCCCCGGTGTAAACCGAGAGCAAACCCGCTACGCCGCCGAAGCAATCGGCGCGGTGACTGCAACTACGCAGGTTGCAGGGGGTTGGTACGAATCCGAAAAAGTCCGCTTTCGCTCTGGCATGCCCGAGAAAATTGGGGGATGGCAGCGCATTTCTTCAAGCATATTCCTTGGTGTGTGCCGGTCGCTGTGGAACTGGGTGACACTGGGTGCGTTAAACCTTGTGGGCGTTGGGACAAACTTGAAGTTTTACATTGAGCGTGGTGGTGCGTATTACGACATTACCCCCATTCGGGACACTGTTACCCTCACAAACCCTTTTACCGCCACCAACGGTTCACCAATTATTACCGTCGCAGATGCGGCCCACGGCTGCGTGACCGGGGACTTTGTGACCTACAGCGGAGCTACAGGCTTGGGCGGCAACATAACCGCCGCAGTGCTTAACAAAGAGCATCAAATCACCGTAGTGAACTTAAACGTTTACACGATCACTGTTAATGTCAATGCCAATGCTACCGATGTATCAGGCTCCCCCGGCGGTGGCACGGTAACGGCTGCGTATCAAATTAATGTCGGCCCTGAGTATCAAGTTCCAGTTACAGGCTGGGGTGCTGGCACTTGGGGTTCTGGTCCTTGGGGAACTGGTACAACTTCTATAGCCAGCTTGCGTTTATGGAGTCAGATTAATTTTGGCGAGGATTTAATCTTTGCGCCTCGTGATGGGCAAATTTACTACTGGGACGCCACCACGGGAATTGGAACTCGCGGTGTGTTGTTGTCGTCTTTGGGTGGCGCATCGGATGTTCCGACTGTGCAAAAGTTTATTTTCGTCTCGGACATCAGCCGATTTGTTTTTGCTTTTGGTTGCAATGAACTTGGCAGTGCGGTTCAAAACCCCATGTTGATTCGTTGGTCAGATCAGGAGTCGGCTGCAGATTGGACGCCTTCAGCCACAAGTCAAGCTGGCGGCATTCAGTTGTCTGACGGGTCTGAGTTGGTAACTTGCTTGCAAACTCGACAGGAAATTGTAGTTTGGACCGATTCTGCCCTGTATTCAATCCAATACGTGGGCGTGCCTGCTGTGTGGAGCACCCAGCTTCTGGCAAGTAACATTTCCATATACGGCCCAAACGCCAAAGCAGTGGCCTCCGGTGTGATTTACTGGATGGGCGTGGACAAGTTCTACAAGTACGACGGTCGCACTCAGACCCTGCGCTGCGATCTGCGCCAGTACATCTTCAGCGACATCAATCAGCTACAGAATGAGCAAGTGTTTGCCAGCACCAATGAAGGCTTTAATGAGGTCTGGTGGTTCTACTGCTCCGCTGGTAGCAACGTGGTGAATAAGTACGTGGTGTACAACTACGCAGAGGACATCTGGTACTACGGCACGATGGGCCGCACAGCATGGCTGGACTCTGGCTTGCGCGACTACCCGCTGGCTGCAACGTACACGCGCAACTTGGTTAACCACGAGCAAGGTGTGGATGACAATGAAACGGGAACTGCTCTGCCTATTGCGGCATCAATTGGCTCGTCTGAGTTTGATATTGATGACGGCCACAACTTTGGCTTTATTTGGCGCGTACTGCCTGACATAACCTTCCGCAATTCCACTGGCGAACTGACTCCTCAATGCACCATGACGTTGATCCCAATGAGGAATTCTGGTTCTGGATTTACAACCCCAGCCTCCACAAACAACACCAGTTCCGCACAGATTCAGCGCATTGCCACGGCTCCGATTGAAGAGTTTACGGGGCAGGTGTACATTCGGGTGCGAGGCAGGCAGCTTATTTTTAAGGTGGATTCAAATCGACTTGGTACGACGTGGCAGCTTGGCGTGCCTCGGATTGACCTCAAAAAAGATGGCATGAGGTAATCAATGACTTTAATTGTTACCTCCGATTTTGAGCTGCAGAAGATAGCTCCGCCGTCTTTGCCTCTGGCTACCAATGAATACTCTCAGGCGTACCAAGACCAACTTAACAACGTCTTGCGGTTGTACTTCAACCGCTTGCAAAGCATATTGGGGCAACTCGTGGCATCAGATACATCCGTTCCAATTTCATTCCCGCCAACCGCTCTGGATGCTTTTGGTCGCCAACGTGTAAGCCAGCCTTACACCTTGTTTGACAGCCAGCAACGCTACGCTGCCGACAACCAGTTCGATACCAGCACAGCCAACGGAGGATCAACCACATTCTTGACCAACGAGTCCTCGGTGCAGATGTCGGTAGCGGCCACCACCAACTCGCAGGCTGTGCGCCAGTCCTTCCGCTCCATGTCGTACCAACCGGGCAAGGGATTGTTGGTGCTTGCAACCTTTGCAATGAACACGCCCACGGCTAACATCCGCCAGCGGGTGGGTTACTTCAACACGCAGAACGGGGTGTTCTTTCAGGCCAACGGCACAACGCTGTCAATGGTGCTGCGTTCCAACTCGCTGCCCACACCCGGCACTCCCAGCGACGTTCGGACCATAAACCAAGCCGATTGGAACGGCGACAAGCTGAACGGCACAGGGCCATCAGGGTTAACCCTTGATCCAAGCAAGACGCAGATTTTTTGGTGCGATTTTGAATGGCTGGGCGTCGGCTCGGTGCGTACAGGCTTTGTGATTAACGGCCAGTACATCATCTGCCACACCTTCAACAACGCCAACGACATCAGCTCGGTCTACATGACCACTGCCATCTTGCCGGTGCGTTATGAGATCACAAACCTGTCCAACCTCGTCACGGCCAGCATGAAACAGATTTGCTCGACCGTGATGTCTGAGGGTGGCTACGAGCAGTACTCCCCAAGCCATTTGGCGCGGCGCACCACCAAGCTGACCAACATTCAACTGACGTTTAAACCCATCGTGTCGATCCGTTTGGCGTCTACAGCGCTGGGCGCAGTGGTGGTTCCGGGTAGGATGCAGGTGCTGCCAATCACAAGCCAGAGCTACGAGGTGGCGCTGTTCTTTAACTCGACCCTGACGGGCGCATCTTGGGCTGCTGTGGATACGGATGCCAACGTGGAGTTTGACACCTCTGCCACGGCCATGACAGGCGGCACGCTGGTTCAAACGGACTACGTGACAGCAAGCGGCTCGGGCGGCCAACAGCCGCTGGTTGACCCCTCCGGGTACAACTGGGCTCTTCAGTTAGGCGTTTCCTTGGCTGGAGCCAGCGATGTGTTGACGCTTGCCATCCGCACAGTGGATTCCGCAACCCCTGCGGGCGACTGCTACGGCACAATCGCCTTCTGGGACTTGACGCAATAAGGATACGACATGACGCTTAAAGAAATTCTTGCGATTGACGCACTAACCCCGACATTTGGCGCTACCGTGGTTGGTGGCGGAGCAGTGGCCGTACCCGTATATTCAGATGGCACTAACTGGAAAGTTGGCTAAGCCAATAAGGAAAATATATGTCCACCTCTGAAACTTTTAAGAACATATTTGGTCGAGACCCAACAAGCCAAGAGTTAAACGAACTGCGCGGCAGATACGGGGATTCGATTGAGCCGGGTGAGTTTCAGCAATTTGTTCTGGACAAGCGCGATGTAAACGTTGGCTGGGGCGTTCCCAAAACTAAGCCTGTTACGCCTGTGTATGGCACCCGGACGGCGTATGACCCTGAATACGGGCCGTATCAGGAAAGATATGTAACTGGATACACAGACGAGAGCGGAAATGCAGTAGACCAAAGCTCACTTATAGCGATAGACGATTCGGGATGGGAAGAGGCACCCGGCTCTCGTTATAGATACGAAATGCCAATTGACCAACCATCGTACTCCAGCCTTAACGGAGTTGTTGGCAAACTGACCAGCCAGATTTTAAGCCAAGGTACAACGGGCAGGTGGGGCGGCGAAGGTTATGGTTCCGCTCAAAAGAGTGCAGCAGACATGGCCCTGCTGCTTACTGCTGCTGGCCTTACCGACATCAATCAGTTTGGTATGGTTCCAGATTACAGACCTGTTCAAGAAATTGGCAGAGCATATAACGGCCAAGAAGTTTTTCAAGTTAGTGACGAGTACAGCGTTTATCCTGCTATTAGGCAGCCTGATGGTGGGACGGATGAAAACGGCTACCCCACCTTTAGATATATTCCAGTTCCAAGCGGTGCCAAGACTGAGCCTTTGTACGGTTTAACTGGAGCTGGTGACCCCACGCCGGTAGATCAGTCGAAAGTCAAAAACGTAAACGGCCAGATGGTAGCGGAAGTTGGGACAACCTACGGCAACAAGGCTACCGGTCAGGCCATCAACCCTTACTACGATAAGGCGTCTGGCAACACTTGGAGTGGCACTTTTGCGGGAGAAGGGTCAACCGCCTACAAGGTTCAATTCCAGCCTGACGGCACGCCGATCTTCTACAGCCAGTACGGCGGGTCAAGCAATGACTTAGCCAATATCCTTGGCGACAACAAAATATTGAACATCGCTGCAAACGTAGCTGCTGCAACATTTGGCGGGCCTGCTGGGGTTGCTGCGTTGCAGTTGGCCCAAGGTCGCGATGCTGACGACGCGCTCAAAGCTGCTGCACTTACATACATTGGCAATGAGGTCTCTTCTGCGGTCACTGGCTCCAAGGAGATTGTGGATGCACTCGGCAAGACTGGTGCGCAAGTTGCAGGCAACACCGCTGCAGCCATTGCGACAGGGCAGGACCCTGAGAAAGCCCTGCTGGCCTCTTTGATTCAAGCTGCGCCCATTGAGCTTGGAAAGCAGTTCCCTGACTTTGCAAAACTGCCACGCGCAGCTCAAGAAGCAGCAGTTGCGGCCACAGTTGATTTGATGAAGACCGGAGGCGACAACCTTGAGCAGGCTGCTATTCTTGGGATGTCCAGAGGTGCAACCGATTACGCCCTTGGTCAGATTGATGAGTTCAAGGACCTGCGCCCAGCGCAGCAGGAGATTGTTCGCACCCGAGTCAGCAATGTGCTTGGCGGCGAGAGCCTGAGCACGCAGGCTCTTCAGGGTGCAATCAGCCTTGGGCGAGAGGCGGCCAAGAACGAAACCAAGACAGGCGGCGTAACCAATCGCGTTGTGGACGAAGCCATCCCGCAAGGAGGGGTTGAGCAGAAACTTGCTGATGCAGGACTGACTCAGGATCTGACTCCCGAGGAACGAGATCAACTGCTTGCAGATTTGGGGATTGCGGCCCCACCAACTCCGGGTCCGGGGACGCAATATGCGCAGGCCCTTCCAGTTCCCATCTCGGACGCCGGGGGTGGTGCTGCTGCGGTACAGCGGCTTGGCTCAGGGTTTGCGGCCAACGATCCAAGGTTTGTCGCAATTGCTAACAAAGCGCCGAGTTTGCGTGCTGCGTTTGATGAGTACACAAACACATATGGCTTTGGGTCTGGCGGCGATGCGTCGTATCTAAATGAGCTGCAAACCGCTATGCAAGACCCTGCCGCCAGTGCAGAAGACAAGGCATTGTTTGAGTCCGAAATTAACAAGCTTTTGGCAAAAAACCCCACGTTGGCGCCCTACGCCGCTCAGGAGCCGCTTGCCCTTGACCCTTCCGTAATTGACTTTGGGGAGGTAACAGTTTCGGGTAAGAAGATGACGCCCGAAGAGAAGGCGGCGTTTGACAATCTGAGCCCAAAGGAAACAACTCCAGAAGTTCCGCTATTTCCTGATTTCATTTCGGAAAAGCTGCTGGAGCAAAACAATAAGCAGAGCGATCTGGATTTTTTAAAGAGCATCGTAAACCCGCCGGTCACTCCCCCAGTCACGCCACCCGTTACGCCGCCGGTTACACCTCCGGTCACACCACCCGTGACTCCGCCGGTCACACCAACCACAGCCAATGTCACACCTCAAGAGGTGGAGAAGATCGTCAGTGATGCACTGAAAGCCAACCCCGGCTTGACTGCGGATAATGTTCAAAAGATTGTGCTGGATGCCATTGCAACAGTGCCGAACCTCACCGCAGATCAGGTAAAGAACATTGTTGGAGCAGAGGTAGCCAAGATTCCTGTTGGCGCAAGTCCGCAAGATGTTCAAAATGCTGTGATTGCCAGTGCCGCAACCCAAAACGCAGCAACTGCGCAGGCGATTGCTGACGCCAAAATAGAGCTTGCAAAAGAGATTCAAGCCGCCAAAGATATTGGCCTCCAAGGCGATGCCGCCCTGCAAGCTGGTCTTAATAGCCTGTCCACAAAGATGGGCATCAACCAAACAGACCTACTTAATAAACTAAACGCCACCGAGGGAACGCTGCGCAGCGAATTCTCAACAGGTATTGGCAATGTGGCTGGTCAGGTCGGAGACTTGAGTGGTCAGGTTGGTAATTTGAGTGGTCAAGTTGCAGGTTTTGAGGGGCAGCTTACAGCGCAGGGCAAGAGTTTTGCAGATCAACTCGTGCGCCAAGGCATGGATTACACAACGGCCTTGCGAACCGCAATTGATGCTCAGTCTGCTTTGTTTGGAACCCAAATTGGCGGAGTGCAAGCAGAGATTGCCGCCAATGAAGCTCGACGCATAGCCGACCAACAAGCCGCCGCATCCGCTGCTGAGGCTCAACGTCAGGCCGACCAAAGAGTAGCCGCAGAACGTGATCGCCAAGCAAACATTCGCGACGTTAGAAGTCGTGCGCAGACGAGAACGCAAGACGTGATGCAGCAGCTTGAGTCCATGCAAAGGGCGGGTTTGGCTCCGCAACCTGTGCCGCTGGTCGAATCCAGCGCTGGTTTTGATTTGTCGGACCCACTTAACACTGGGTTCTTCAGTGGATTCCAGAACAAAAAAGCGCAGCAAAATCAGCAGCCAACGACTAAAATCGCCGCAGGTGGGTACATTGACGACCTACTGGCGGGGGACATGACGGCAGATGACCTGCTGAACCTCTTACGCTAAAGGAACCGAGATGGACGACTACGACTACTACGACTTTGGGTACGGCGACGAATACATCTACCAACCGGGCGATGAGGATTACAGCTATACACCCACTTACGATTCGGACTTTGAAAGCCCGTATGACAACTTTGATTACGGCGGATCTCCCGGTGCGGTAGACGCTGGCTCGGGTAACAAAGTCATCCAATACGATGACGGCTCCTCCATAACCATTGGCCCCGATGGCGCTCCAATTGCAACCACCGATAGCCCTGATGCGGTTGGAAACTCCGCTGCATTTAATAGAGCGCTTGCTTGGACATCAAAAAATCTTGGACCAAACGGAGTCAGGGCTCTTCAGGCTGCAATGAAAAGCCCCGGTGCAACTTTAGGTACTGCGCTTGCCGGTATCAAAATGATGACCGGCGGAAACGCTGTTCAAACTGGCGGCTACAGCAAGCCAATCCCAAAGTTTGAGGCGGTGCGCGAGCAGGTTCAGTACAACGACCCAAACCGCGTTCCCGGTTCCGCTGGTCGCCAGTATTTCACTGACACTCGGTACGTTCCACAGGGCAATGCAGAGGCTCTGGCTGCTGCCAAAGTCGCATCTGCAGAGCAAGCTGCCGGCCTGCAAGCTGCTGCACGAGCCACACCAGCACCAGCACCCAACCCCTACGCTGGCAAGATGAACTTGGCCTACGCACAACAGCGTCCAGCACCAACTTCCGGTGAGGGTCTCCCACAAATCCCAACTCAACTTAACGCACAAGGCGGTATTGGTATGGCTGAAGGCGGCATAGCAGATGCGGGTCGTTACCTGCAAGGAGAGACAGATGGAATGGCTGACAAAATTCCAAGTAGCATTGATGGCGAGCAACCTGCTGCGCTCAGTCACGGAGAGTTTGTCATTCCGGCTGACGTGGTTTCTCATCTGGGCAACGGTAACTCTGATGCTGGCGCTCAAAAGCTATATGAGATGATGGATCGAATCCGTCAGGCTCGCACAGGAACAAAAGAGCAGGGCAAGGAAATCAACCCTGACGAGTTCACCATGGGTGGACTGGCTGCTGCTTACGCTGGCGGCGGATCAGTGCAGAAGTTCAACACTGGAAACCTTGTAACGGCATCGGCTCCAGCCACGCCTGCAGCTCCAACTCCTTCTGCGAGTGGAGTTGTTCCATACGGAAGCTCGGCCTCTTCGCAGTTGTCCCCTTGGGCTGGAGACTACGTCACCAACTACCTTGGTCAAGGCGCCGCCGCTGCTGCTGCACCATACCAAGCGTACACGGGCCCACTGACTGCTGGAGCATCAGACCTTCAGCAGCAGGCCTTTGCTGGATCGAGTGAGATGGCTGCGGCTGGATACACGCCGGGTCAGTTCACCGGTTCGTTCTCTCCGCAAATGGCCCAGCAGTACATGAACCCGTACATTCAGGCTGCACTCGATCCTCAGTTGAAAGAGCTCAAGCGCCAATCTGACATCGCTCGTCTGGATGATGCTGCACGTCTAACCAAAGCTGGCGCGTTTGGCGGTAGCCGTCAGGCCATCATGGAATCCGAGGGCCGTCGCAACCTGCTGGACAAACAAGCTGGATTGCTGGGAACCGGTTACAAGACTGCCTACGATGTGGGTCAGCAGCAGTTTGCCAAAGACCGTGGCGAAGAAGAAGCGTCGCGTCAGTTTGGTGCAAACTTCGGCCTCAGGAGTCTTGATCAACTGTCCGGTCTTGGCGCAACTCAGCGCGGCATTACATCCGAAGGATTGGCTGCTGACAAGGCGCAGTTTGAAGAGCAGCGTGACTTTATGTACAAGATGCCGCAGTACCAGAAAGACCTGCTGCAGGGTCTTCCAATCACAACGACTGCGACTACCAGCAACACTACCGAGTTGGGAAGAATTGCATCCGGTCTGGCCGACCTGCAAGACTTGTACAAGAAGCTGTCAAATCTTGGCGTAACACCCGCAGCACCTAAGCCGTAAGGAAAAAATATGAACCTCGTACAGATTAACGAACGCCTGAAAGACCTGCCTATGCAGGTGGTGCAGCAGTACGCTAACGGTATGAACCCCGAGGTGCCTCCTTACTTGGCACTGGGTGAACTGCAACGCCGTGAACTGTCGCAAAAGCAAATGGCTACTGCGCAGGGTGCGGCACAAGGCCCACAGCCAAGCGTCAAAGAGCAGGTCGAGCAGAAGGCTGGACTGATGGCTCTTCAGCAGATGCAGCAGCAACAGATGGCTCAGCAGATGGCCCAGCCTCGCGGCCCCATGTCTGTGCCTGCTGGCGTTCCTCAGCCCGAGCCACAGCCAGAGGCCATGATGGCTAGTGGCGGCTTGGCTTCCATCCCGGTGCGTTCGGACATGTTTGAGTACGCCGGTGGTGGCATTGTTGCTTTTCAATCTGGCGGTGACGTTGATGCCGCTCGGCAGGGCGCAAAGGCGGCTCGCGATAAATTAATGTCCTACGGTTTGGCTCAGCGCAAAAACGATCCCGAAGGTTTTGAAGAAGCAAAGAAGGCGGTTGAGGTTGCAGCCAGCAGACTAAGAGAGGCGGAGGCTGGCTACGCAAAAGAAATGAGCGCATCCGGCATGGATCGACCGGTTCAGGTTAGCGGGATGCCGCAAAGAACCCTTCAAACCACTGCTCCGATAGAGCAGGCGTCTTTGCGGAAGATGGATGCTCAGATGGCGCCCGCCGGGTTGCCCGGTGCCTCGCGCTCTGCCGCGCCTCCAGCGCCACGTCCACCGATGCCCCGGCCTCCTGCTGCTGCACCTGCCGCGCCACAAACCGGACTGCCCGGTGCCGCTGCTGCCATGACTCCACAAGACGAAGTGGCAAAGCTGGCATTGGAGTCTGTTCGCGAGAAAGCCAAAGCCTTGACTCCAGAAGAGGCTATGGCGCAAGAGGGTAAGTTTGCATCTCAGTACGGCTTGGACAAGAAGTTTGGCGAAGAAGAGCGTGGCTTGCTGGCCTTGATGAGGCAGCGTCAGGCAGAGCAGGCTAAGGGACGTCCTATGGCTGAGCTTGGCGCCACTCTGCGCGGCTTTGGTCAGGGCTACGGCGGTGCCAGCGCTGCAGGCGAGCGTGCATCCCGCGAGACCTACGACATGGACATGGCAAACCAGCGTGAGATGCTCAACGCCATCAACGCCATCAACAAGGAAAACCTTGCTACAGGTAAGGCGCGTTACGCATCAAGCGGCAGTCTGTTTGGTGAAAGCCAAAAGAGTGCAGCAACAGCCAACCAGCAACGCACTCAGACCTTGGGTCAAATGCGCGGCCAAGACATCACCGCTGACACGGCTGAAAAAGGCCGCTTGACACAAATGCAGATTGCTAAGTTGCAGGCCGCAACCGCCAATCGCCCAAGTGAAGCCGAGCGCATCGAAACCAATTACAGAAGCATGGTTGCCAAGGGTCAGGTAGCCGAGGCCGATGCTTATCTGGAGCGTATCGCCAAAATTAAGGGCGGTGCTGGCACCGCTGGAGTCGGAGCTGATAACGCTCAGACAAGAAAGCTGCGTGACGCGGTAAAAGACATTGACTCCCGACTTGAGTTCATGGACCCCAAGGCTCCTGAGTTTAAAACCTTGCAGGCTCAGCGCGACAGATTGTCAAAACTGATTATTGATCGGGCTATTGGAGAGGCTGGCGCTACTGCCGCTGGTGGGCCTAAAATCGGAGAAGTGCAGCAAGGCTTCCGATTCAAAGGCGGCAATCCTGCTGATCAATCCAATTGGGAAAAGGTGAAATGACATGAGCGGACCATGGGAAAAATATCAAACTGGACCATGGACCAAATACGCAGAGTCTGCCACCCAAGAAATTGCTGCGCCAGAACGTAAGTCCACCATCGGAAGTGAACTTGTCCGTGGTGGCAAGCAGTTGGTCTCCTCTATCCGCACTGGCGCTGGCGCTCTGACTGGTTCTCCCGAAGAAGCTGCTCTTGCTGGCGTTGCTCGCAGTCGTGCGATTGGCGAGGAAGCTGGCGAAGGCGCATCTTTTGAGGCTGTGAAGAAGGCTTACCAAGAGCGAGGCCTGCTGTCTGCCGCTGGCGAAGTGGCTGGTCAGATTCCCCGCGCTTTGGCGGGTCAGGTTCCGCAGTTGGCTGCAATGGCTGGAACTGCAAAGCTGGGCGCTATGGCTGGCGCTCCGCTTGGTCCTGTGGGCGCTATTGGTGGCGGCATTCTGGGGGCGGGCGCATCCCTGCTGCCTCAGTTCTTTGGCTCCAATATTGAGCGTCAGGCTGCCGAGCAGTTGGCAAGAGACGAGCAGGTCAAGATTGACCGTGGTGCCGCTGGCGCTGCGGCTGCCGGTCAGGCTGCGATTGAGGGTGCTGGTACGGCGTTTGTGTTGGGCAAGCGAATTGTCAAGGGCGTACTTGGTGTGGCAGATGACGCGGCCCTTGCAAGCGCCAAGGCTCAGCAGGCCATGACTAAAGCTGCCGAGCGCTCACTTGCTGCTGCGGCTGGTCGTGGCATTGCCAAAGGCGCTGCTGTTGAGATTCCTGTGGAGATTGCACAGAGCGTGCTCGAGCGTGCTCAGGCTGGCTTGGATGTCACATCCCCAGAGGCGTTGTCTGAGTACGGCGAAGTGGCATATCAGGCTGGTCTGGTTGGCGGCGCTATCGGCGCTGGCGCTGGCCCGGTGGATACGGCCATGGCACGTCAGGGCGTCAAGGCTCGCACTGCTTTTGAAGAGGCTGAAGCGAAGCGTTTGGCTGATGCCGAGCGTGCTCGACTTGAAGCTGAAGCTGCTGAGAGAGCCAAGATTCCTCCGTTGGCGCTTGGCGGTGAGGGCGCATTCACCCCTGTGGTTTTGCCTGATGGCTCGGTCGCCATGACCCGCGAGGAGCTGGCGCAGTACGAAGAGCAGCAGTTCCAGAAGAAGTACGCAGCGCAAGCGGCTGACAAGAAACCAACACTGGCGCTTGGTGTTGGAGAGCCGTTCAAGCCTGTTGTGTTTCCTGATGGTTCGGTGGCAACCACACCTGAAGAGGTTGCCGCGTACGAGAAGCAGCAGTTTGAAGGCAAGTACAAGCCTCAACCCGTTCCACCTAAGCCCGTGTTTCAAGAGGAGCCTGTTGGCAAATCCATTACCGGAACCAAGCCGCGCCTTGAGGCAAGACCTGCTGGCGGCGAGTTGGCCGGCATTATCTCTGGTCGCAGGGAGGCTGAAGAGGCGAAGGCTGAGATTCCTTTGGCTGATGATTATGCTTTCCTCCAGCGCGAGAAGCAGCGCCTATTGCAAGAGCCAAGCACCCCACAGATCAAGCAATTGATCCAACGGATTGATGCTCGCATGGGTGAAGTTCTTACTCAGGACATTGAGCGCCAACGCGCAGAGGCTGAGGCTAAAAAGAGGCGCGAGCGGGCCGATGCAGAAGCCGCGAAGACCAGCGTGTTTGGGCGGGATGAATTGCCCCCAGTTGAGCGCCGTGAAGATGTTGTTGGTCAAGAGGCTTTGGCCAATCTGCAGGCAAAAGAAACTCCTGCTGAGATGACAGACTTTGAGTTGGCTCGCGCCAAGACTGTTCCACGCAAGCAGCCAAGACCAACCACCGAAGAAGATACGATTGCTGCTGAGCAAGAGAAGGAACTCAGAACCCTTCAAGCGGAGCGCAACAAGATCAAAGGCGGAGGAAATCTGTACCGCGCTCTTGAAGGTCAGCTCAACGCTTCTGAGGTCAATGACATTTCTCCTGACATAAAGAAGCTCTACGGCAAGGGGTTCAAGCCTCTTGTCCGTCCCGGCGGTCAGGGCACAGACATATCCGAGCTTGTTGATGATGGCCTGCTCAACAACTTCTTGCCTGATGCAATGAAGAAGGGTGCTGAGAATTACGACGTGCAAGAGTCAGCCGAGTACATCAAGAACAAGTTGCGCACCAAGGATACAAGGGCTGAGGTATCCACCAAAAGAACTCGCGAGCTAGATGAAAAGATTTCGTATCTGAGTAACGTGGTGGGTGAGCGTGAGAGGGTTGCTAAAACCCTTGCTGAGATCGAACCCGGCGAAGCTGCGACTATCGAGCGTGCTGTTGGCGATCAGGCTGTGGTCGAGACCACCGATCAAATCCGTTACAAGCGGGCCACTGGCAAGGTTGGCATCGGCAAGCAGGCTGTGCAGGACACCGTTGACGCAGTGAAGTCGCGCTGGGCCAATGCGCCCGAGGTGGTGGTTGCCGAGAACATGGATGATCCAGCCATCCCGCAAGAGGTGCGTGACCACAACAAGGAAGCCATCGCCAAGGGCGCAAAGGGCAGTCCGCAGGGCTTCTACTACAAGGGCAAGGCATACGTCATCGCTGACTCCATTGGATCAACCAATGATGCTGTCGAGGCCTTGATGCACGAGGCTCTGGGTCACTTCGGCCTGCGTGGTGTGTTCGGCTCCAAGATGGAGGCTGTGCTGCGCGATGTGGTCAAGAATCGCCGCGCCGAGGTGGAGGCAAAAGCTAAGCAGTATGGCCTTGATCCAAAGAGCGACAAGGACATGCTTGAGGCTGCGGAAGAAGTGCTGGCTGTTATGGCTCAGACCAAACCCGGCCTGCCGTTCGTTAAGCGTGCCATCGCCATCATCCGCAACTTCCTGCGTGACCTCGGCTTTGACATCAAGATGTCCGATGCCGACATCATCCAGAAGTACATCCTGCCTGCTCGCGCTTTTGTGGAGAGTGGCAAGGGTCGAACTGTTGAGGGTGGTGTTTCTGCTATGCGTGGGCAGCCCGCCCCAAGCTGGGTGCCGGAAAAAATCTGGAGACTGCATGAGCTTATGCAGCGTGCCGACGACGAGGCTGAGGGTCGCGTTCCCTTGCGAGAAAGTGAGCAAGGTAAAGTGCCAACTTCTGGTGCCCTCAAGCGAAACCAAACAATGACTTTCCGACGCTTAAATGCTGCGGTTGATGAGTATGTTGGCGGCGATTATCAGAAGTCGATGGACTTGATGACTCGCATGAATGAAGAGTCAAACCGTCGGGCAGATGAGGTTGAGAGCAGGCCTGCCGCTATGCGTGGCGAGGCTCCAAAGACTGGCCGAGCCACCGAGGCATTTGACCGCTGGTTTGGCAACAGCAAGGTGGTGGATGAGAGTGGAAATCCTCTGGTGGTTTCTCACATCACCAAGGTCAAGGGCATCAATGTATTCGATCCAAATTACAAGACCGAGCTATCGAGCATGGGCTTTCATTTTGGGAGTAAAGACCAAGCTGAGTTTCGTGGCAAGCAGTACGACTTTAAGTCCAAGGGTGAGCCGGAGGTTGGTCAGTATTACCTGTCAATAAAGAACCCACTGCGTGTTTCTCACATGGCGTCTTATGCCCCAGATCATCTTGCTGACCAGATGATGGATATGGGTGTGTTGGATGAAGATGCATACGCCGACATCCAATCAGAAGCAAAGTATGACTCGGTTGAAACGGGTGATCGACTTGTCAACATTCTCAAAGACCAAGGTTATGACGGTCTTGTGTATGAAAACGAGAAGGAGGGCGAGGGCGATTCTTTCGTGCCCTTTGAACCCACTCAAATCAAATCCGCCACCGGAAACATCGGCACCTACGATCCAAAAAATGCCGACATCCGCTACAGCCGCCAGAACATCAAAGGCCAGCCCATTCTCGCGCAGTGGACCACGCCCACAGACACCAAGCTGTACGGTGATACCAACAAGGACGACATCATCTATTCTTTGCAGAACAAGATGATCGACACCAAGCGCGTGGTGGACGCCATTTCCGCGACCGCTGGCAAGATCATGGCGAAGTGGAATCCGTACCTGCAAGAAGAGCTTTTCCACGGTCGCACCGCGAAGCAGACTGGTGACTTTCTCAAGAAAGAATTGCGCCCTCTCATGCAAGATATGAGCGCCCGTGGCGTGAACATCAAGGACTTCGAGGAGTACCTGCACAACCGTCATGCCGAGGATTACAACAAGCACGTAGCCAAGATCAACCCGAATATGCCCGATGGCGGCTCCGGCATTGATACCGCCGATGCTCGCGCTTACCTCAAGAGCTTGACGCCGCAGCAGAAGGCCGACTTTGAGGCGCTTGCCAAGCGGATGGATGCCATCAACAAGGGTACTCGTGAAGTGCTGGTTGAGGGCGGGCTTGAAACCCGCGATCTGATTAACCAGTGGGAGAAGACGTTTCCCTTTTACGTGCCGCTCAAGCGTGATGACTTGGATTATGCCTACACCGCTGGCGGCATGGGCACTGGTCAGGGCTTCGATGTGCGCGGCAACTTCAGCCGCCGTGCGACAGGCTCCGAGCGCAATGTCGTTGACATCTTGGCCAACACCGCCATGCAGCGAGAGCGTGCCATCATCAAGGCCGAGAAGAACCGTGTGGCTCAGGCCATGTTTGGCTTGGCCGTGCAAAGCCCCAACCCAGACTTCTGGCTGCCGATTGATCCGATGGCGGAGGTCGATCCTGCTGCTGCGCAAGACCTGCTGAGCTTCGGCTTGTCGCAGCAAGACTTGGACTTCCTAATGAAGGAGCCACGTCAGAAGGCCGTGGACAAGAACAGTGGTCAAGTGGTTGAGCGCATCAATGCCACGCTGCGTAACAACGAGAACGTAATGTCGATGCGCTTCAATGGGCGTGATCGGTACGTGTTCTTCAACCCAAACAATCCTCGCTCAAAGAGGATGATCTCATCCCTCAAGAACTTGGATGCCGATCAGCTTGGCTACATCCTCGGGAACCTGTCAAAGGTCACCCGCTGGTTTGCTTCGGTCAACACGCAGTACAACCCGATCTTCGGTGCGTACAACTTCTTGCGCGACGTACAAGGCGCTGCGCTGCAGTTGAGCGACACACCCCTTGCCAAGGACAGAAAGGCTGTTGTAAGTGGCACTCTGCCAGCCCTGAAGGGCATTTACTCCGCCTTGCGTGCTGAGCGCGATGGTCAAGTGGTGAACACCCCGTGGGCCAAACTGTGGAATGAGTTCCAAGAAGAGGGTGGGCAGACTGGTTTCCGTGATCAGTTCAGCCGTTCGCAGGAGCGTGCAGAGGCTCTTGAGAAAGAGCTGAAGATGGTCACCGAAGGAAAGCTGAAGTCTGCTGGCCGCGCAACGCTTGACTGGTTGAGCGACTACAACGACTCGATGGAAAACGCTGTTCGCCTGTCTGCCTACAAGGCGGCGTTGGATCGCGGCATCAACAAGCAGGAGGCTGCATCCATCGCCAAGAACCTGACAGTGAACTTCAACCGCAAGGGCCAGATCGCTGTTCAGGCTGGCGCGTTGTACGCCTTCTTCAACGCCGCTGTGCAGGGTACGACTCGCTTGGCTCAGACCCTGCGTGGCCCTGCCGGCAAGAAGATCATGGCTGGCGGCTTGCTGCTTGGCACGATGCAGGCTGCGCTGCTGGCCGCTGCCGGGTTCGATGACGAGGAGCCACCAGAGTTTGTGCGTGAGCGGAACTTGATCCTGCCTATCGGTGGCGATAAGTACCTGACATTCCCCATGCCTCTGGGCTACCACGTCATCCCAAGCACAAGCCGCATCATCACCGAGTGGGCGCTGTCTGGATTCAAGGACACAGGGGACCGCATCGCTTCGCTGACTGGCATGTTCCTTGAGGCATTCAACCCCATCGGTAACGCAGGCTGGTCCGCTCAGACCTTGGCCCCGACCTTTGCAGACCCCATCGTGGCGCTCACGGAGAACCGCGACTGGACTGGAAAGCCGATTGCCAAAAAGGATTTTGCAAACACCGATCCAACACCGGGCTACACGCGGGCCAAGGACACGGCAAGCTGGTTCTCTACGCAGTTGGCAAAGTTTTTGAATTACGCATCTGATGGAACCGAATTCCAGCCGGGCGTCCTGAGTCCAACTCCAGATCAGATCGACTACCTGATTGGTCAGGTGACTGGCGGTATTGGTCGAGAGCTTTTAAAGGCCGAGCAGACCATTACAAAGACTGCGACTGGTGAAGAGCTGCCGCCTTACAAGATTCCTGTGGTTGGCCGTTTCTATGGTGAGACCAAGAGCTCTGCTGCTGAGTCCAATAGGTTCTACAAAAACTTGACCGAGTTAAACAAACTGGAAAACGAGATCAAAGGTCGTCGCGAAAAAAGGCAACCGATTGGGGATTTCCTCAAAGAAAACCCAGAGGCTCGTCTTGCACCAATGGCGCGAAAGACGCAGGAGGATATCCAGAAGCTACGCAAGCGCAAAGAGCAACTGCTTGAGCGTGACGCGCCTCGTGAGTCAATCAAGCAGGTTGAGCTCATGATGACCAAGAAGATGCAGGCCTTCAATGCTCGGGTCGAGGCTGCAAAGGAGTGATTTCTAAACTGCGCGAGAACCAAAGCGTTTTGGTTGCCGCGTGGTTTTAGTATTCATTTCTCGCTAAACAGGATGCCAATAGTTTTGTTTAGCGCAGACAGCTCATCGAGCTTAAAAACAGCCCACATTCGCTTCTGACCGTGGATTCCGTTGATGCTTCCACGGTGGCAATCTGCGCACAAAGGCATGGATGTAAACCACTGCCCCTGCTCGATCTCGTGGCACTCGCTTGGGCCTGATGCCCCGCACACCACGCAGTCCATTTCCTTGATCCGCGTGATGTGCTCCCGCTCTGCAGCGGTGGGGGCCTTCTTATTTTTGCTTTGCATCTTGCCTGCCGATGTCAAAGCCTGACTTCAGCCAGAACTTTCGCTCCGCCCTGAGTTGCTCGATCTCCTGAATGGAGGCGATCAGAAGGTGTTTGGTGTGGCTTGTGTCCGGCAGTGCTGCCACGTTGCCCTGAAGGATTTCAACCACGTCCACGCCCTTGCTGGAGCCTTGTCGGGCCACCCATGCAAGCATCTTGTCGATGTTGTGTTTGACTGTTGTGGCTCGGGCTTGGATGTCGCGGTAGTCTTTGTGGAGCAGGCCCTTCTCAATGGCCTTGAGTTGAATCTCGGCACGCATCATGTGCGTTGACCAGTCGTCCAGTTCAATCATATCGCTCTCCTTTGAAGCATCTCGTCTGCGTGGTCAAAAGCTGCTGCGTGGATGCTGGTAAAGCAATCGTCGTTTTCAATGACCGAGCGGTCCCCGTAGTGGGCCAGCAAGCCTTGCAATGCGAACGCTGCAAAGAAATCCTGCATGGTCAGATCTTGGATCGACACAGGGTCTTGCTTGGCTACGATGGCCGCGATACCGTCAGGCTTTTTTCTTGCCATTGCCGCGCCCCTTTACGTTCTGGTTGACGATCAGTTCTTCCAAGTCATCAGAGAGAATCTTTGCAAGAGTGTCGTCGTAGTAGCTGATTGCTTTGCACAACTCCACGCCATGGATATGCCGGATGCAGTCACGCACGCCTTTGTTGTAGCCGCCATTGAACTCGTCGTCGCCTTCAACGATCAAGGTGATGGCGTCACGCACAAGGGCTGATGCTTTGCGGTTGCCTGCGGCCTCTTTGAGTTTGTTGTACACATCCTCCGGCAGGTGTACGGAGTATGGGATTAAGCGCTTTGCTTCCATGATTGGAATTCCTCGTTGATGGCCCAGAATCTCTTGGCCTTTTGTTGGTCCTCTTTCAGCTCGGTGCGTGACTCAATGTCCAACTCACCCTTGAGCCACTCAATCACGTCAGCTTCCTTCGCTTCAAAGATTTCTTCTTTCTCGTGAAGGTACTGTGCGAACTGCTTATCGCGGCACAAAATGCCTGCGGTGCGAACAGGATCGCGGTGGTACTCCGCATCCCTGTTCATTGGTTTGTCTTCGCCGTTTAATCTCACCATGACCACCTGATACCTTGCGCCCACGAAGTCTCTGAGCAAGCGCTCGGGGGCGTCGTCGGGGTGAATGTTGAGTGTCAACACCAGCCCCGTCTTGTCTTGCTTCATGGCGATCTTAACGGCCTCGAATTGAAGCGTTTGGATGGTCATGGTCAGTACGACTTCCCGCCAGACTGCGCACGGTTCTCGATCTTGTGATCAGCACGGCTTTGGTTGTAGGCCATCTTCTCTGCAATGGCTCCAGCCAAGTCCATCTGATACGCGCCAGCCATGTCAAAGATTCGGATGACTGCATCGGCCAACTCCACTTCGCGCATCTTGCGGTGCGGCAGCTTGTCGTCCATCAGGTCTTTGCGATCACCCTCCATTGCTTCGCTGATCTCGCTATGCACGAGGCACAGTTTGCTGCTGAAGCAGTAGGGGTTTTCGGTAATGCTTGCGCCAGTCTTCGGGTCGATCCACCACCCGGCAGCCTTTGCTGCTTGGTGGCACTCGTACTGCAGGATGTCCGCTGCTGTTGTGATGGAGTCCATGTCAATTTCAAACTTGTGCATAGCTCACCTCATTCATATTTTGGTTTGTTGTGTCTATGCCATTCTTTGTGGCACTTTTCACACAACCATCTAACGTCGAGTGGTTTTGTGTAGTCATCGTGGTGTCCTTCAATTTTTTCTGTTGATCCACAAACGGAGCAATTGCTTGTTCGGATTAGCTTGCCATCACGAATTGCGTTACCTGTGATGACATGGGCTGCATATCTCATTGGGTATCTTTCGTGATAGGCCTTGATTCCTCGGCGGTGCGCCTCTTTTCCTTGCTCTGTTTTTGCGTACTCTTTTCTTGCCCTGATTCGATGCGGTTGATTGGATCGCAGCTTGTCGTAGGCTTGAATTTTTTCCAGATTTGCCTCTCGGTGTTTTGTCACTCTTGACTTAACGCATTCGATGCACTTGTTGAGGTGCCCGTCTGCCATTTTTGAGTGTTTGTAAAAATCAGAGAGGGGCTTCTCTGCGTTGCACTCTCGACATACCTTCATGATTGCTCCTTAAAACGGTATGCAAAGAGTATACCATTCTAAAATGGCACGTCGTCGCTCATGTCATCAATATCTGCCTGTGCTGGAGTGGGTGCTTGGCGGCGCTCTTCCTGCGGCTCGGATTCCTTGCGCCCACCTTGCAGCGCAATCTCGCTCACACGCACGTCCATCGACTTGCGCTTGTTGCCTTCTTTGTCTTGCCATTCGCGCTCAGTGATGGTGCCGACCACGGTGACAGACTGACCTTTGGTGAGGTACTGAGACAGCGCCTCAGCACGCTTACCGAATAGAGAGCAGTTCCACCAGATTGTGGGCTTGTCACGACCTTGGCTGTCGGCCACAGAGAAGCTGCAGATGGGGTCGCCGTTGTTCAGGTATTTGATTTCAGCGTCACGGCCCAAGCCGCCAGCGATGGTGATTACGTTCATGCTTGCTCCTTGAATTTGTTGCGTGCTGTTTTGAATTCTTCCATGAGAGCGTCGTATGCAGAGCTACCCGGCTCCGCCTTCATGCGGTCATAGACGTTCTTGTTGGTTCTAAACAAACTCATGACCTCGGCCTCTGCGGTGCATTGCTCAAGACCCAACTTGGTTGCGTCCATCACGATGCTGGCCCAGTCTGCAAACTCACCTTGTGGCTCAATTGAAACCTTGAGTTGCCATGGGCCCTCCTTGCCTTCAATCTTGGCTGGAGGCGGCGATGCCTTGGCTGGTACAGCGGGTTGCGCTACCGGCTTTGCTGGTACTGCCTTGGGCTTAGCTGCGCTGTTGCCGTCATCGTCCTCGGGGGCTATGCCGCAGGCAGTCATTAGGCTGTATCGCCTCGCGTATGTCAACGCGCTGCCGTAGCCTTGTGCGTCATGCTTTGTAGCAGGGACGTGCAGCTTGCCGCTGCTGATCTGCTCGCCAGAGGAGTGGATAAAGATGGTCTCCACGATCACGCCGTTGTCGCACTCGTGCGTTGGCTGCATCATGAAGATGTCGTTGTTGTTCAGCGCATCAATGACAGCTTCAACGCAAGCAGACAGGTCTGCATAGCGGCTACGGAATGCCGGATTGGTGCTGGTCTTGAGTGCAGGGCCAAACTCTTTCTGAGCCTTGACCAGTGCTGATGCGATTTCTTTCATCGTGCTTCCTTGTGTTGTTGGTTCTTGGGGTGGAGTAGCCATTTGTCACCGAGCAACTCAATGGACCTCAGGCGCTTCTCTTCGTTGCGACCTCGGATGTATTCAATCAGCTCGGGGGTTACTGGCCCGTGCATTGGGTCAGCACTGATTGGGTTGACGTCAAACGTCTGGAAAAAATCTTTAACTTTCATGCTGCCTCCTTAGCTGCTTTGCGGTCTGCCCAACTCTTCTTCATGCGCTCAGATGCTGCCACTCTATTTGCATCCGTCCAGACGCGGCTGTTGCGCTTTTTTCTCACGAATGGCTGCGGTTTTTCTTTTGCAATCAAAATAAAAAGGTCTCTAACTTCTGCCTGCAATCTGCGGATAGCAAGTTGCATTTCATTTTTTTCTGCGCGTGAAATGAACATGATGCGCTCCTTTTATACGTCGAGCTCAGACTGGGCTGTTTCGCCGTAGGTCTCGACCTTGACGCCGTTGCTCAGTGCTTGGACCAGATCATCTTGCGATGCGACCTTGGCGCTGAATGCAGACTTGGCTACGTGCGTGATGGCTTGTGATGCCACTGTCGCTTTGACCAAACGTGTTGCGCCATCAGTGCTAGTGACAATGTAGATGCGGGTTGATGTTGCCATTAGATTTCTCCTTGAGTTGGCTTGGTTGAAAGATACTTTTTATGCTGCGAACAAAATGCAGCGACTTGGCAAAACCCTTCGCAGCGTGTGCGTGCGCCGGGCCTGTGCTCGATGAGGAAGGTTTCACCCTTCTTTGCTTTTTCGTTGGCCTGAGCCAGTGCGCGTTCGGCGTCTTCTCGTTTCTCGTGGACGCTCTTAGCCCTGACTCCGCCATCCTTTTTCACAGCAAAGTATTCAGGCTTCTCCCACATCTCTTCTGGCGTGCATTCCGCGACATCACTGCCCACCTCAATGTCGAAGAAGGCTGACTCCTGCAAGTGGATGCGCTGCTTGATGTATTCGTCTTGGCGCTCCACCGGCCACAGAGGGATGTCGATCACCACGATGGGTGCCTTGGGGTATCCCTCGCGTCCAGTGTCGCGGCGTGCCCAGTCACGGACGATGGCAACGATCTGCAGCTTCTTGACTGTCACGCCCTTGGCCTTGTGCAGCAAGTAAGCGTAGCAGTTCAACTGGTTGTGCCAATCTTGCTTTTCATTCATGACGGTCCATGCACCAACAGTTTTATAGTCCGACAAAACAACGCCATCCTCATGCACCTCTTGCAGATCAATTGCACCAGAGATGTTCATGCCGCCAATTTGGATGTGTATGCGCTCTTCAACAATGTGGTTTTCATCCTTACCGTGCTCAAGAATGTTATGGATGGCTGTTCCAAAAATTGACCAAACCATGTCCGAAGAATCTTCTTCCAGTTCGTCCCAGTGCCTTCTTTTTAGCTGGACAATTCTTGGGCTCGTCATAAGCTCCGTGACTGACAAGTTTGCTTTCCCTTTTGAATATTGCGGCCTTTTTAGGACATTCAAAATTGTTTCTGGAAGCCCGTGTTTATTGGTCAACTTCATCTTTTTTCTCCTTCTGTTTTGCCAAAAACGCCAGCCTTGATTGGCGCATTTTTTCTCTTGCCTCCGGGGTGTATCTGTACCCTGTTTTTGACCAAGATAGCTTTGTTCTCATCGTCTCTGATTTTGGTTTTCCCATGTGAGCTTTTGAAAGTTTTTCTTTGTGCTCATCTGTGAGCTTCACGCCCTTTTTTGAGGCAATCATTTTTGCCATTGCTTCCGGGTTTACGCTAACGTGCTTCGCCATCATTGCTGCCTTTACGTGACTCAGCATTGGCCTGCCCTTGTTTGGCGACGGCTTACCGAACAGAGGATGGTTTTCCCCTTTCATGCGTTCGGAAATTTTTTTCCTAAATTCTGGAGATTGGCTTTGCTGCCTAATTCGCGCAACATGCTTTTCGTATTGCTCTGGCGGCATTTTCCTTCCAGAGTTTCCCTCGCCTCCGTTCGTCATATTGGTAAGGCGGCACCCCATGTCTTTGAAGCATAAGATCAAAAATTTCTCATGCTCAAATGCCTCTTGCTCGGTGTTCCACCCTGCGCAAATCTCAACAACTTTTCCATGCTTGTTTGCAACGCTCTTCCAAAAATTGCTTCGACCGGACGCGGTCCTTGCTCGCGTAATGCTTCCTTTGCCGACATAAAAAACAGAGCCGTCATCCGCCTGACGATGGATGTATGTGTAGAAGAGTTTCATTTTGCTCTTCCCATTTCTGCTGCTGCGCGGACGATGGCTAGGCGGGTTGCGGCGTAAGGGTTTTTTCCGTGCGGCACTACACACCGCATTTGATGCTGGATTTCATTTAAGTAAAAAACGACAGCCTCTTTACCGACTTCCGTGTATCCCCGGCTAACAATCAAATCCAACCTCACCGCCAGTCGTAGCGCATCGCCATCGTCTGTGAGGGGGTCAAACCATCTTCTAGGCCATTCATCTGCTTTTGTCATGAAGCCAATAAATCGGTTATCACCTTGCTTGGTTACGTTGTCTATCTGCATGGGGATGATTTCAACGCCAGCCGCCTTTGCAGCCAGTTCCAATAGTTCTTTGTCAGTCATCCTTCACGCTCCATCGCCATGGTCTGCTTGTGTACTGCCATGAACAGGCTCACTACGTCGTGCAAGCTCATGCCCATTGCGGATGTGTATTGCGACAGCATGATGGCTACTGCGGTGGCTGCTGTGCCGCCAGTGTGGTCTGCGTCGTCAAGGATCAGTGGACCAAACTTGTTGGAAATCTGAATCGCTCTGACAAGAATTGCTATCTCGTCTTTTCTTTCGTCTTCAGTCATTGCTTCCTCCTAATGCGTTTTGAAGCTCTTTGTTCTTCACCTTCATCATTCCGGCGAGCATGGAAATCTTTGCTTGCGCATCTGCGTTCTTTGCCCTGCCGGAGTCAGTCAACATCTCTGTCTTTGTGAAGCTGACGGACATGGCCATCTTCTTCATCTCACGACCGATTGCCTTGATGCCAGTGTCCACCGCGTACTGGGTCTGAGACTCCGGCTCAATGATCACGTAAGAGCCTTTGTTGTCGGACGCCAAGAGCATGCAGTGCGCTGTCAACAAGATGTCCTTAATCTCTGATGTGCATTGCAAGAGCTCGAGGTCATGCCGACGGACATCCTCAATACTCTCCGGTGGCTTCACATTGCAAAGCTCGGCGATGCGCTTTCTGCTGATGGTGCTACCGTAGGTGATGCCCTCATCAATCAGAACCTTGACGGCCTGCTTCCAAGCCGGGAACAGTGTTGTCTCTTGCATCAGACGAACTCCACATTGAAGCGGCCAAAACGTGGGCGATAGTCACCCAAACCAATGAGAGCTCCAGCATCTTGCACGGCCTTCTTCACCTCGTTGATGTTGACCACTTCCTCGTTGACAACGATGGTTGCGTTCAGTGACCACTTGCGCAGGATGGGGCGGTAGCGCATGATCTTTGCCATGCCAACCTTGACGCCACGGCAGTCAACGTGCTCTGGGTCATTCCAAAGTTGCTCAGGTGTTTTCTTTTCGTAGCCTGTGAATACAAGATCATCCTCCAGCACCTGCACGCCTTGCTTGAACTTCACGCCGAGCTTTTGCATCTTGGCTGCGGCGATCAGGCACGCATCAAGGTTTTGTGCTGGCAAGAAGAAGCCAACATCCTTGCGCCAGTAGCAGCCGCCGATGAACTCACTGCGTGCGATGGCGGTGTGGTCGTCGTCTGTTTTCTTGCGTTTGCTGGTCAGCTCTTTGTGAGCCTTGGCAAGTGGGTCGAGCGGGTTTGCGAAACGGTCCGAGTGCATGAGCAAAGGGGCCTTACCTGTCAGTTGAACTGCGATTGTTTTCATGATGTTTTCCTTGGTTAATTGATGCACGCTTTGCATCGAGATGACACCTCATTGAAGTGTCATAACGCTACATCAGCCCTCGCCGCGCCACTCCCGGCCTTTCCGTTTCACGCCGTGCCTTGCCAGTTGGTGTTGCCACCGAGGTGAGCTCTCATTGAAAACTCACGACGCTGTAAACAGCCCATACCGCGCCGGTCCTTTGCCCGCCCAGCCTGACCTGTGCTTGCCGATCCTCTTGGTGTTGCCACCGAAATAGTTCCTCACCGAAGAACCATCACGCTGTTAACAGCCCAAGCCGCGCCTCTCCAATCCTTGCCTCTCCGGGTCTCGCCCATGCTCTGCACGTCTTGCCTTTGCGGTCCAGTGCTCGGATAGCACTCAGAAAGATTTCTCCTTCTGGCTGTTATCAGCCCTAGCCAGTCCCGACCTCGCCATGCCTTTCCTAGTCACGCTACGCAATGCCGTATGGTGTTACCACCGAAATGACTTCTTCTCAAAAGCCATCCCACTGTTAACAGCCCCTGTCATGCCGTTCCCTTGCAAACCCGGCCTAGCCTAGGCCAGAGAATCAATTATCAGGTAGGTTGGACTCGATTGTATCTGCTATATATCAGGTTCGTCAACAGCCGATACAATATATTTTCAAATTATTTTCATAAGGACAAACCCTATGAGACGAGCCGCCCGAAGAGACGACAACGAGCAGGAGATCATCAAGGCCATGCGTGCCGAGGGTGCGTATGTGAAGGTGATCAATGACGAAGGGCTGTTTGACTTGCTGGTGAGCCACCGTGGCGAGACTTTGCTGGTCGAGGTGAAGGACGGCTCGAAGCCACCATCGGCCAGACGGCTGACGGAGGCGGAGCAGAAGTTCCATGACGAGTGGCCGGGATCAGACCTGTACATCGTGAACAGTGTGGAAGAGGCCATTGCCCTGCTGCGCACTTGCGGCTAAACTACAGGCGGATTTCATGGCGGTTCTCCTTGATGAACTTACCCCCACCTCAGACGTGGGGGTTTCTTTCAGGGCCATCACGCATGAGGATTGTCCTCTGGGAATTCCCGGAGGCCCGGAACAGTCTTCAGTCGTGATGGTCAAGCGCAACACTCGCGTCGGACTGGGGGTTCTCGGTTGCCATCAACCCTCTTGCACGCCAGCGGACTTCTTTGATATACTGGAGGCGCTAGGTGTGGAAACCAAGCAAGCAATCAAAGCCATCAGGCCAGACTCCGACCCCGAATGGGGTAGCGCACCGCCCATAAAGCGGAGTGTTTTTCCACCGGGGTCTGACTTGATGGCTTTTTTGTTTTGTGTTCTTGAAGATGGTGAATGCGCAGGCTGATGCGCAAGGTGAAATTGCTGTACGGGTTGTCGGAAACGCCGGTCACACAGGCTAGTAATCGCACAGCACGCCGGAGATCAGCACCGGCCACCATCTTCAAGAACACTCTCCACACCAAGCCGTCAGGGCGCGTTAGCTGATGGTCTGCATGGACTGAACCCAAGAAACACCGGCGCTGGTACACCCCCAGTCAGCCGTCCAGCCTGTCAGCGAGGGACTGGGTAAGCCGGAGTGGCAAGTGGTGAGACAAACACTCCGACGACGAATCGCTGCCTCATGGGTTTGCTGGGAGAGCACTGCGCGTGCCCTCTGGGCAGGGAGTGAACAGCCTTGGCTATCACCCTTGGGGACCTGTGGCCTGAAATTTTTTGAGCTGACAGAATTTTTGGCCGTAAAAAAACCCGTACTGTGACGGGCTTCTCGGGCGGCTCAGTCCTCTAGCCCGAGCATGTGAACCCCTCGTCGCACGGCGGTCAGTACTTGCTCTAGGTTGCCATTACTGAGAATCAGCGGCTCCCTGATGTGCAGGGTGCAACAGTGCGCGTCCTCCATGCTGAGGGAGAACAGAACCTGCTTGTCCGTGTCTACGGCCTCGATGCGGGTTGGGTATACGTCGATCATGCTATCTCCTCTATGCGTACTCTGACGCGGATTGGTTGAGCTGTTACGCCACTAGTCTTCTCGACCCTCACGGCAACTGCGGAGGCGTCTACTCTCTTCGTGTACAGAAACGGAACTCCGTTATGGCTGCGAAAGTTGCGGCCTCTGAGCTTGATAGCCCATGCCTTGAAGTCTTTCTTCATGTGTTCCCCCTTGCTCGGATGGCTTTGGCACACCAGTCACCGTCAGATAAGAAGTGGTCTTCGCACAATCCAGCACACGCCTCACGTTCCCCAAGAATCATGGTGTGGGCACGCTCCATCCATTTGTCACGCTCATCAGCACGGACAAGGGCTTCAAAGGCTTTGAGGTCTTCAAGAACAGCTTGAACGTGTTCTTCCGAATACGCATCACGGAAATCAACAAGTCCAGCCTCACGGGCCATGTCTATCGTGTCTCTCATGCTGTCCTCTCAATACAAACAAGGTATCGAATGTCGCCAGCCTTTGATCCGACTGCTGTGAACAACTGGGTCGTGAACTCTTTGCCAGCAAGCTCCTTTGGTCTACGGCTTTTTGGCGTATTTACTGTTCGCATAACATTGGCGTAGTTGTCCAAGTCGGTTTCAATGTAATTGCGATATCCGATTTCCTGCATTGACGCAAGAAAAGTGTTCCAAGAAATCTTATGCATTGTTGTCATGTGTTCTTCTCCTTGAGTTTGGCTTCGATGGCTCGGGCGACTTCTGTAAAAGACAGCATTGCCGCACCAAGCGGAACACAAGCTTTTTCAATCTCCTCATCCGTCAGCCCAACCCATTGCCGCTGTGCTGCGGGTGGGGTGGTGTAAACGGGGCCAATCTTTTGATGCCGTGGGTTGTTCTTCTCAAAACCCCACTCGACTTGCTGAACATCGACAACCGTAGTCAGGCCCGTTTCCTCGTGCTGAAACAGGTAGCCAAAAGGCTCCTGCACAGGTGCTGGCTGCGAAGGCAAGCTGTGATACTCATGCGGCCCCGGCCCCCAGTCCTCTCGCACAGGCTCATAGTCCAGCCCCAACTCACGTTTAGATTCTGGAAAATTGTCCATGAAGTTCTCCTGATGCCTTGGTGTATGCCGAATGTGCTTCTTCAGCAGTACTGAAATAACCCAAACATTTTTGCTTGCCAAGCACTCGAATATTGGCAATGAATTTTTTATCTCTTTTATGAAAAATTACACCCTTAAAACCCAACTTGTTATTTGCTTGAACACCCCTATTCATGCCATTTGTTGAATGTGTTGCTGGGCGTAAGTTTTCAATTCTGTTGTCGCTTTTATTGCAGTTAATGTGGTCAAGCTGTTCAGGCAAATTTCCATAAACATACAACCAAGCCAATCTATGAGCCTGATGTATTTTTTGAAAAATTTTGATGCGGACATACCCACGTGAATTTATGGTTCCCGCTTTATCCCAAGACTTCATTTTTGGTGTGCATACTTTGCGCCAATAAAAATCACCCGTTTCTTTGTCGTACCAAAGAAATTCTTTAAGTGCTTCTTGTGTAATTTCCATGATTACTCCTGATTTTGGTCGTAAGTTAACCCGAGTTCTCTGGCGTTCTCTGCCTTCTTGTCGAGGGCTTGCTCCACTGCGCGGCCAGCATCGTAGCCATAGTTCCAGCCCATCTCAACCAGATCGAATTGGTCTTCGCTGTAATGCTCGGTGCGGGGAACGCCATGCTCCAGCACGTTGCCACTCTTCCACTGCTCAAAGGTTTTGTAAATCATTGCGTTCTCCTGCACAGGTGCTGAACTGGCTTGCTTAATGGCGGTGATGGCTACCTTGGCTCTGTCAGATTGCCATTGGCTGTTGTTGCTCCATTCGATTTCACCTAACGCCTCCAGCGCCAAGGCGAGTGCTTCGTCTTTCATGTGTTCTTCTCCAAAAGCTGCTTCACTTGCTCGTACACGCCGTTCCTTGCGGTGTTGTCAGCTTCCAGCTTGTCCCATCCTGCGTAGCGCATCTCGTTTTCGCAGTGTTGAAACAACACATACATCTCACGCAAGCAGTCTGCCGATTTGCCGTGCAAGGGCCACTGCATCGTCTTCTCCAACATGGCGGCAAGGCGCAAAGGCTTTGGCAGTTGTCCCACGCGCAACAGCTCTTGCGTTGCGTCTTCGGTTGTGTATTGGTCATTGTTCATTGGTTTTCTCCTTCAATTTTGCTTCTGCTGTTTTGGCTCGTTCGGCCCACTCGTGAATTGCTTCAATGTGTGCGGCGTGTAACGTGCATTGCTGCACCTGCTCCTCGCCTTTCCACCTGCAACTGCATGGCTTAAAGACTGGCTCCTGCACAGGTGCTGCAAGGACTTGCTTGATGGCGTCACGCTCACGTTGATAAGCGTTGTCATTGCCTTTGTCGGCCTCATACTCCAACGCCTCCAGCGCTAATTCGAGTGCTTCGTCTTTGGTCATAATACCTCCATCAGCCAAAAGATACCTGTCCAGAACCACCACCAAACGGTGAGCATTCCGACCCCGGCCAAGATCAAAAGTAGTTTCTCTTTCATAGCGATTGCCCCTTCTCCTTACACGGCCACGTTGCACGTAGCAACTCCAAAATCAAACCGTCCGCAGCCAAGTGCCGCCGAGCAGGTGATCGCTCCAAATACAGCTTCGTCATGTCTACCAGTTGCCCAGCATTGACAGAAGCAGGAGTGCAAACCAATGCCCACTGCAACGTATCTGCCACCCCCGTCACATACCCAATTGCATTCATCTGCTCCATCTGGGAGCTGCTGGTGATCTGCTCGTACAACTTATTCCCAGTCTTGAACTGCGCATGAGCCGAACAAGACAGCAGCAATCCAACAAAAAGTATTTTTGATTTCATTTTTTCTCCTTGGCAACCACCACTGTGGAAGTTGCGGCTTCAGTCTACATCAACTTGTACCAGACAGCAATAGGGTAAACATACCTGTTGCAACAAATATTGTTTAGTGTAGAATTGTGCAGACAATTAGAGAGGAGTGTATGTGAGGAAGAGAACAAGGCGCAAGATTTACGACACAACGATGTGCCCTGTCACCCATGCCATTGTGGGGGCCAGCGTCACTGATGACGAGAGCTTGGATTACCTGAGAAAGATAGAGAACGACAGTTACGAGGCATTCAGAACTGGCAAAGCGACCAAGCGGGATTGGAACAACATCAACGTGGTTGCAAGGCACGCTGAGTCCATGGCAGCCGCCAACATCGGGCCGGAGGTCATGGTGGTGGTGAAGATTGCAGAGATGCACCTTTTGGAGGCCAAGGAGAGGTTCGAGCGGATCGGGAAGATGGGCACCACGGGCCTTGGCTTGAAGGCCATGAAGGAGCTTTTGGAATACCACGAGCTTCAGAGGACGGCGGTATCGCGCAGCGTGTTCGAGAGTCACATCAAGCGCATCACGGACATGATCAAAAGCAAGTCACCCAAGATCAAGTTTTTATAGGAGGGCAAATGGGAAGAGAGCAAAAACCGGAGGCGATCAAAAAGGTCGCCAGCGTTTGGGACTACAAAGACAGGCCCAGCATCATGGCGAAGGATCAAACCCTGCGCCGCTCACAGTCAGCAACCAAAGGTCGTGTAATGCACGGCGATTTACCTGTAAACATGTGGTTTTTTAAGGAGAAGAAATGAACGAAGCACGAGAAAAGTTTGAGGCCATATTGGTCGCAAAAGGCAAGAGCAAGCCCGACTGGGACGGCCAGAAGTACGACAACATCAACATCCAGACCTACTGGCGCTGGTTTCTTTTGGGATGGACTATGAAGGACGGCAAATGAACAAGGTAATGAACATCGGCGCTCTCGTGATGGACGAGCGCTTGCAATCCAGAACAGAGATCAACGAGGAGACGGTATCGGACTACGCAGATGCTATTGGCACCGGCGCTGAGTTCCCTGCGGTGCTGGTCTATTTCGATGGCATCAACTACTACCTCACGGACGGCTACCACCGAGTGCTCGCGCATAAGCGTGCGCAGAAGGTATCCATCCTGTGTGATGTAGTCCACGGCACCATGCGCGATGCCATCTTGCACTCCACTGGGGTTAATGCAAAGCACGGCATGCGGCGCACATACGCAGACAAGCGCAAGGCTGTGATGACCTTGCTCGATGACTTCGAGTGGAGCGACTGGAGCAATGCAGAGATCGCACGGCGCTGCGGTGTGTCGGCACCTTTTGTAGCCAGCCTGAGAGACAGCGGTGGCGCGACAGAAGTTAAGTACAAAACCCCGAGCGGCAACGTAGCGACCAAAGCAAAAGCACCCGGTCGTCAGGCAAAAGAAAAAGAGCCGGAGCTCAAGGGCCCCGAGATAATTCCAGAGCAGCACGAGCAGGGCGATCAGAACCAAGAGGCCATCGACATGCTGTTGGCTGAGAACGAAGAGCTGAAGGCGCGTGTGGCAGTTGTGGCAATGGACGGCACACCCGAAGAAAAGCAAGCAGCCACAGACATGATCAACGAGTTGCGTGAAGAGCTGCGCATCACCAAGATCGAGCTGAACGCAGTCAAGCAAAGCCGTGATCAGTATCAATCAGAAAATAGCCAGTTAAAAAAGCAAGTGATGTCGATGCAGCGTCAACTCAAGAAAGCTGCGTGATCATTGCCCAAGCCAGCGGGCATGTGTGCTGGCAGTTGGAGAAACCAAATGAGTTTGCAATTACGAGGGTATCAGCTTGATACATTGGACGGCTTGAGGCGAGGCTTTGCCGCGGGGTACAAGGCCCAAATGCTTTATAGCCCGACTGGTGGCGGCAAGACTGAGATGGCAATCGCCTTGCTCGATGCCACCAAGAAGAAGGGCAACCGAGCAGCGATGATTTTGGACCGCATCATCTTGTGCGACCAGACAAGCCAGCGCCTTGAGAAGTACGACATCGACCACGGTGTCTTGCAGTCAGGTCACTGGCGGTACAGGCCATACGAGAACATCCAAGTGTGCAGCGCTCAGACGCTGGAGAAGCGCGGCTCTTTTCCCGGCCTTACGCTGATGATCGTTGATGAGGCGCACGCCATGCGCAGACAGACCATCGAGTTCATAAAGAACAATCCAGACATCAAGGTCATTGGTCTGAGTGCATCACCCTTCACAAAAGGGCTGGGCAACGTGTATGAGAGTGTTGTCAGCACGGTCACGACCAAAGAGCTGGTGGACCAGAAGGTGCTCTGCCCTCTGCGTGTGTTCGTCGCCAAAGAGATCGACATGACTGGTGCCAAGAAGGTTGCCGGCGAGTGGAGTCAGGCCGAGTCAACCAAGCGCGGCATGCAGATCACTGGTGACATCGTGTCCGAGTGGATCAAAAAGACGCACGAGATATTTGGTCGCCCTCGCAAGACGATCATCTTCTGTTCTGGCGTGGAGCACGGCGCCGACCTGTCCAAGAAGTTTGCAGAGCAAGGCTACAACTTCATCAGCATTTCCTACAAGGATGAGGACGAGTTCAAGCGCGAGGTTATTGAGGACTTCAGCAAGCCAGACACGGAGATTCATGGCCTGATCGCCACGGACATCCTGACCAAGGGGTTTGATGTGCCTGATGTGATGATCGGCGTGAGCGCTCGCCCGTTCAGCAAGTCACTGTCCTCTCACGTCCAGCAGATGGGCCGCGTGATGCGTGGCTATCCCGACAAGGAGTTTGCGGTGTGGCTGTGCTTGGCAAAAGGAAGCCTTGTTTTGACAGACTCTGGTCTTGTTCCGATTGACAAAGTAAAGATGACCCATAAAATATGGGATGGAACTAACTTTGTAACTCACGGTGGGGCAATTTGCAATGGAATCCAAGAAGTCATCACGTACCAAGGTCTTACGGCGACCGCAGGACACCTTGTCCACACTGCCGAAGGTTGGCGCACCTTTGGGGAGTGTGCCAGCCAACAAATCAGAATCACACAGACCGGATTTGGTGGGCAAGCGATACGGCTCGGTGATGATTTACGACCCACAAGTTTTTTGGTTGGGCGCACGGCAAAGAAGATTCATTCACGTCTTGTGCGAGTGCGTGACTTGTGGGTACAGAAATTTAATCAGCCTTCAAAATCTACAAACGGGAAAGACGAAGGGTTGCAGGGCTTGCAATCAACCAGATGTGTCGTACCCGATGTGGCTTTACAACAGAGTTCAGGGAATGCGTGCTCGATGCTGCTCTCCGGCGTGCGATCAGTACCCGGCGTACGGCGGTCGCGGAGTGGAGTTCAGGTTCTCTGGCGTCAAGCAGGGTACGCTTTGGATTATGGAAAATCTTGGGCTTCCAAAGTTTTCGTCTACCTCGGATCGCTCGCGCATTCAGTTGGACAGAATAGACCCGAATGGGCATTACGAGCCGGGCAATCTTCGTTGGCTTTCTGTGGAATTGAACCAGCAAAACAAAAGGGGGAACCAGTCTGTCGCTCGGATGCACAAGTTCAGGATGGATCACCCGGAAATTCGATACTCAGACAGCACGTTGAAGCGTTTCTTTTGGGCTGGCATGACGGCGGAAGAGATTGTGGAAAGGTACAGCAAACCCTCGGTAAAGCCGAAAGGGAAGTATGGGACATACTCGACGCCGGACCCCACAATCGCTTCACTTGTGAGGGACTCCTAGTCCACAACTGTCATTCCGGCAACTACCTGCGGTTCCGAGAGGACTGGGAGGAGATTTACAACAACGGCGTGCATGAGCTGGACGACGGCAAAGAGAAGGCCAAGAAAGAAAAGACCGAGAAGGAAAAGGAAGCTGCCAAGTGCCCCAAGTGTGGACACCTATGGGCTGGCGGGTCGGACACTTGCATTCACTGCGGATACACCCGCGAGAAGCGCAGCATGGTGGAGTCAGTGCCGGGAGAAATGGAGGAGCTGCGAGCAGCAGCCACTCGGGAAAGCAAGCAAGACTGGTACAGCATGTGCCAGTACATGGTCAAGTACCACGGATGGAGCACAGGCAGAGCAGCCCACACCTACAAGGACAAGTTTGGCGTCTGGCCCAAGGGTCTGGCGGAAACGCCGAAAGCCCCGAGCATAGAGTTTGATAAGGCGGTGAAGGCCGCTCTGATTCGTTACCTCAAAGGAAAGGGAAAGAGATGAGCTACGGCTGTTGGAATCGCACCTCCTTCAAGGAGTTCCTCAAGGTCCAGTCTGGATGGCTGGGCGGTAAGCGAGTGGACACCACCGTCGATTTCAGGATGGCGCGTGACTGTCAGTACACCAAGACAGAGCTGGGCCGCAAGGATGAGCGCTGCGTTGGCTGCAAGTGGAGGATGCCAGATGCACCTGCTTGACTTCTGCCGAATCCACGGCGTGATCGTAGACCGTGAGCCACCCATCGGTGTGTGGAAGCGCTACCCCACGCAGGATAAGCCAACGCACCGCAACGGAGCTGTGAAGTACATGGGCACGCATGCATTCATCCAGAACCACGCCACCATGACAGAGATCGAGGTTTGGCATGCCGAGGGTGATTCAGCGATGGACCCCAACAAGGCACGCAAGGCTGTCGAGGCTGCTGCGCGTGACATTCGCGAGAAGCAGCAAGAGGCCGCTCGCAAGGCCGCATCAATCCTGAACCAGTGCCAGATTGGCTTTCACCCTTATCTCGAGCGCAAAGGCTTCAAGGAAGAGCAGGGCAACGTGTGGAAGACCGATGACGGGCTGCTGCTTGTCATCCCCATGCGAGTGGGCCACCACCTTGTCGGATGTCAGATCATCAGGGAGGACGGCGAGAAGAAGTTCTTGTTCGGTCAGCGCACATCTGGCGCTTACTTCTGCTTCGACAACAAGGGGCCGAACATCTTGTGCGAGGGCTACGCCACGGCGCTGTCGATACGCGCAGCCATGAAGGCATTGAAGCGACGCTACACCCTGTACACCTGCTTCAGCGCAGGCAACATGAAGAAGGTGGCAGCCACCCTGCCGAACGGTTTTGTCGTAGCGGACAACGACCTCTCGCGCACGGGGCAGAACACTGCGGAGGCCATCGGCTGGCCGTATTTCATGAGCGAAGCGGTCGGCGACTTCAACGACCTGCATCAATCAACCAGTCTATTCAAGTGCTCACAGGCACTCGACAAAATGTTTCGCAAGGAGAGGGCATGAACATCACGCAAACCGTTTCGCTATTCAAGGCGCTGCTCGAGGGCCCGCTCAGCCGCAAAGACCTAGCTCGCAAGACGAACACTTGCCCCAAGTCTGCCGGCAGGTTTCTCACTGAGATGAAAGCGCAGGGCCTGATCTATGTGATCGGCTACACCAATGAAAGCGATGGCCGCAACAGGGTGAAGGTGTATGCGCTTGGCGAGGGGGAGGATGCGCTGCCGGTGCGCGTGACAACGCAAGAGGAGAGGAGCCGCAAGAGCTATCTCAAGAGAAAGGAAAAGATGTACACCCCGAGAACCACCTTTGTCGGTGGCGTAAGTCTGTGGCAGTGATCACTGAAAGTTTTTGCAGTATGTAAGAGGCTGGACGGCCAGTCGGTCAGGGTGATCGAGCGAGGCCAGTTCCAGCTTCTGCATGATTTCAAAGCCGATGTCGTAGGCGTTCGGTCCTGTGCCTACGGCTTCGGCCATGACGGAGACACGGCCATCCTCACCTTCAATCAGATGGATTGAGAACAGCGTTTTCTTTGAGCTCTTTGATGGCAATAACACGGGTTTCCTTTAGGTCTTGCCCATCATAGACCAATGCCGTGTCATTCACCATACGCAGGGCATCAAGGCGGGTAGCTGCCTCGAAATCAAGCTGAAAGCGCACGGCCCTGTCGATGGTTACGCGGTAGGTAGGCATATCAAAACCAAGCCAAGATGACAACGAACACCACGGCCAGCACGACAAACCAAAGCGCAAGCCCACGGTCTGATATAGGCTCACGGTGTGTAGGAATGGGTTTGGCGGGTCCGGTGTATCTCATGGCATCTTCCTCTCAAGCATTACTTCTGCAGCCAGTTTGCACTGGTCAATGGTTAATTGGTCAGCCTCTGTCTCGCAAGCACGGATTAGGCGCAAGGCTTCTGTGTATGCGGCAGGGGTGGTGGCTCGTGCGCCCAGCATATAGGCGCGGGTCAATGGGTGGTTTTGGTTTGGCATCTGTCTCGCAATCAAAAAATCGGCATCTGTCTCGCAATCACTCCGGGGCATCTGTCTCGCAAGCATCACCACGGGGCGGGCGGCGCGGCGTCACGGGCTCGGCGCTCGTACTCGCGCACCTGCTCCGGCGTCCACGGTATCGGGCCGCCGGGCGGGGGGAAGGGCCACGGCTGCGGCGTCATGCTGTCCGGGCCTCCTGCCTGCCTCGTTCGATTAGGTGGCGGGCTTCGGTCTGGTCGTGCGGCTTTTCTGCTTCCAGTAGGGTGCGAATTATCTGGCTCGCTGCGGCTACTTGCGCGGGCGTGCGAGCTCGTTCGTATCTGTGCCCAGCGTTGATATAGGCGGCTTCGGTGTGTGTCATGCTTTGACCTTTTCAGGGTGCATGATCAAACCCTTCAAATAGGGGATTGTCCGGCCTGTCATGTCCGACAATTCCCGAAGGGTCAGATTTAAATGGCTGTCGTAATACTCGACAATCTCGGCGGGTGTGCTGTTGTAGTTTGGCTGGTGGTCTTCCATGTTGCTGGCTCCTGTTGTTGGGACAATTCCCGCTCTTGCACCCTGTCACGGCGCAAGCGCTGGCGCTGTCAGGCTGCGGCTATTGGGATAACCCGGCGGGCGGTGCGGTCGGCTTGCTTGGCTTTGCTGCCATGGGCTCTAAACCCGATGATCTGGCGGCGGTCGGCTCGTTGGCACAATGCACAAATGGCGCATGTCATGTATTCGGTGGTTTGAGCGGGGCAAACCAGCACCGGGCGCCCTTCGGGTGTCTTGCTGTGCTTCGGGGTGTCTATGGGGACAATAACGGCGACTGGTAGGCCATGGGCGGCGAGTCGGTCGGCGTGGCCCACATCATCGGCGCTGAGATTCACGGTAAAGCCCCAAGCGGTTGCGGCTTTGGCCCATTTGATAGCCTCGGCGCTGTGCTTGTGCGTGTAGGTGAAACCTGATCGGCCTCGGTTGGCTTTCACAATTTGCCCGAGTGCGTATGCGTCCACCTGTTCACCGTCTCCGGGTAAGTCACCCGCTACATTGTGGCGCCAGAGTTGACCCTTTGGGAGTCGGTTGATTGCCTTAACCAGTCCCTCCAAGTCGGTGCCCCTGCTTGGCACTTTGTCCCAATTCAGGCGGGTGTAAAAATCCTCGGCATAGCATGCGCTGCGGTACTGCGGGCAGGATGGCGGGCAGGATTCGCGGCTGGTGTATGTCTGCGGGATTGGTCCGGTCTTGCTGTTTTTGCTGGCTTGAATAAAGTGGTAGCGCATGGCGGTTTACTCCTGTGTTTCGTGGCTGTATTGCAGCTCGTCGGCGGCTTTTTGGCGCATCCATTGGTCGGCGGTCGGGTCTTTCAAAACCCGAAGGGCGAAGGCTATTGCATCATCAAGCGGCATTGGCACCGGGTCGCTGTCACTGTCGGGGTGTGGGAGTGCGGGGTTCATGGTGAAGTGTTGGCGGTTCATGCTGTCGGCTCCTTAGTGGGTCTGGCGTGCTTTGACTGTCATGCGGGTGGATGGTTCGCCCGTCTTGGTGTATGCGCGGATAAGTTGCGGGCTGGCCTTTAGGCGCTTGGCGATGGCTTGCCAGTCTGTGAGGGTCTTTCCGGCGCATTGGGCGAAGTTGACCCGGTAGAGCTGGCCTTCTATGTCGGCGAGTCCGGCATCTTCTAAGTCGGTGCGGAGCTGGTCGGCCTTGCGTTTCATGTCGGCGATGGCTGCGTGAAGCTGGCCCAGCTCGTCAACCTTGGCGGCGAGTGCTGCGGCTGCGGTGACTGCTGTGCTGTGGCGTGCTGGCATAAGGGCTGCGGCTGCGAGTGTTTGAAGGTCTTGGGGTTTCATGGTGTGTTGTTCCTGTGGTGGTTTACTGGTGGGGGCCGTTGCTGCGGGTTTCGTCTGTGGCGAATTGTTCGTAAATGTCGGTGCATTCCCAATCAGCGTCGCCGTCGTCGTAGTCGCTGATTTGTAACTCTAGCCAAGCTGCGTCCTCGGCTTGCTCTTTGGTTTCAGCGTCAACGTATATGGTGACGTAGCTGGTGCGCTTTAATTCAACTGCAAACTGTTTCATGGTTTAGGCTCCTTTGGTTGTGGTGGCTGCGACAAACTTTCCCCGGCGGGTCACTGTGGCGCGGTCGTAGCAGTGAGCCCATTGCAGGGCGTTCTTGAGCGTGAGCGAGTGGTGCACCTTGTCGAATCCGTGGCCTTGGGTCTGGTAACCGAAGGTTCGGGCGATGATGGTGCGGATATGGTCGGCTGTGGTCATGTGGTGGGCTCCGTTTGTGCCCGGCGCTGTGGCCGGGCGGGGTTGGTCAATATCCTTCGGCGAAGTCTTCAAGGCTGGTCACCAGTCCGTCAAAGTCTTCATCCGGGCCGAGTAGGTCGGCGAGTGTGTGGACAATCTCGCGGGGATATTCCTCGCACAGTGTTTCGAGATAGTCGGCGCGGTCGGTGTAGCCGTTGTTTGTGTATGCGTTTTTCATGGTGTGGGCTCCAGTTGGTGCCCGGTGGTTAGCCGGGCGGGTTGGTTTAAGCGTCGGCGTTCATCTCGTCGTAAAAGTCGGCGAGCGTTTCGTATGGGACACCCTCGGCGCTGGCGGCTTTAAAGCAAGCGTCCGGAAATTCCCACTCATTGCGCATGAGGTGGCGCATGCGGTCGTAAGCGCGGTGCAAGGGTGTGTTGGTGAAACGGTGTGTGTCTGCTTTGCGTGTCATGTCGTCTGCTCCTGTGTGTTAGGTTGTAGGCTGTTCTGCCTGTTGTGTATTTTGCCTGATTGTTTGATGTCGTCAACGAGTATTTTTTAATCGCGTTCGGGGTTTCGATTGTTTTTACCAATGAGCGAAGCGGTGCAGTTCTGGGGCTGCTCAGAGGGAAAAGCCTGTAAGGGGTTGACCTGCTGCCGGTGTCTGCTGCCCGGCTTGTCTGTGGGCTGGTGAGCGGCTGCGGGGTGTGTTGGCTCGGTGGTGTCGGTGAGGGTGTGAGCGTGTCGCGGGGCGTGTTTAAAGCGAAGCGTTGCAGTGCTCTCATTGTTCCCCTAATATCGCACCCATGAAAGAACAACCCGCACCCCGTAAGTTAACTAAGGCCCAGATACGTGAAGGGCTCGACTCTGTGCCCGTCTCCCATATCTTGGGCAAGTCGGTTACCCGCGAGCTCACCCCAAAACAGCGAGCATTTGCGCTCGAAGTCGCGAAGGGTTCAACGGGTGCGGCTGCGTATCGGAAAGCGTACAACACCAAGGCGCTGCCGAAGACACAAGGGAACCAAGCGCACAAGCTCAGGGCCCGGCCCGACATAAGCGCGGAGATAGAAGCTTATGAGCTGGCTTTAGAGGGGGCGAAACATCGAAACCCTGCAGCCTTGCGTGAACTCGTCATCCAAAGTCTGGTCAAAGTGATCATCGACCCCGAGGCAAAACCCGGTCAGATCACGGCGGCTGCTAAGGTGCTCGGCACAGTCACCGAAGTGGCTGCATTCACTGAGCGCAAGGAAGTCAGAACGATCACCAGCTCAGAGGATGCACGCGCCGCGATCATGGCACAGCTCAAGCAACTGAGCAATGCAAGCGCCGAGGATGCTCACGTCATTGATGCTCAGGCCGATGACCTGATGCGCGAATTGGCTGGAGACGTGACCCACCCGCCCCCGACCACCCCGAACGAGGAAAAGGAGTCCCACGCTAAGACGCATACTATTCCACAAGAACAAACAGCAGACCCCCTCGATTCCGAAATTTCCCCCGACGAGACCCCACCCCCCTCCACCGAGGAGACCCCCCCGTCATTGCCTGAAACATGACCCCGGGGGGTATATTGCTTAAAAAATAGGCAATCCCTCTAAAAAACTGAATGATGCAATTAGTTCTAGTTGAAAATGTCAGATGAATAAGAAAACAACGCGGCAACCAAAACGCTTTGATTGCCGAAAAAAAGTTATCCACAGGGACATGAAGATTCGGCGTAGCGATCCTACGAGGGATGAGTGTATGGAGGCGGGTATGAGTCCGGCGCAGAAGGAAGTTTTTATGGTGATTGATGCGTGGTGGGAGAGGTATGGGTTCTCGCCGACGTTGAGGGATATTGCGTATGTCCGTGGCAAGATGGGGATGGGCTCGACGAAGAGGATTGTGGACAGGTTGGCTGAGCTTGGGGTGATTAAGAAGATTGACGGGGTGGGGAGGACGATTCGCCCGGCGTATATCAATTTCAAGCACTTGAAGGAACTTGAATGAATAACCTTGAGGCGTTGGTTGCGCAGTTGCCCGTGCATGAGCAGGAGAAGCTTTTGGAGCAGGTGGCTGAGTACAAGGCTGCGGTGGAGCGGGAGAAGTGTCAGGCGTCCTTCATGGCTTTTGTCAAAAAGATGTGGCCGGGGTTTATTCACGGAAGACATCATGCGGTCGTGGCTAAAGCGTTTGAGGACATCGCCTCGGGGAAATTGAAGAGGTTGGCGATCTCGATGCCGCCGCGTCACACGAAGTCTGAGTTTGGCTCGTACATGCTACCTGCTTGGTTCTTGGGTAAGTTTCCTGATAAGAAGGTGATGCAGGCGTCGAACACTGGCGAACTGGCCGTTGGATTTGGACGGAAGGTTCGTAACTTGGTGATGAGCGAGCAGTACCACGAGGTGTTTCCGAGTACGAATATTCGGCAGGATTCCAAATCTGCTGGCCGCTGGGCTGTCAATGACGTTGGAGAGTACTTCGCTATTGGTGTTGGCGGCACCATGACTGGCCGGGGAGCCGATCTGGTGATCATTGACGACCCTCATACTGAAGGGGAAGCTACCCTAGCGGCGCACGACCCCTCTATATATGACAAGGCGTACGAGTGGTACACGTCAGGTCCGCGTCAGCGTCTTCAGCCGAACGGGGCGATCATTATCATTGCCACGCGCTGGAGCGAGAATGATCTCATTGGCCGTGTTTTGAAAGATGCCGGGGAGAGAGGTAAGGGGGACGAGTGGCGCGTGATTGAGTTTCCGGCGATCCTGCCTTCGGGTAATCCCTTATGGCCTGAGTTCTGGTCACTGGAACTGCTTGAGGCTTTGAAGGAAGAACTGCCTCCAGCGAAGTGGAATGCTCAGTACCAGCAAGCGCCCACGGGCGAAGAGGGCGCTATTGTTAAGCGGGACTGGTGGAAGATTTGGGAGAGAGATGACCCGCCGAGGTGCGAGTTCATCATCCAAGCATGGGATACGGCGTTTACAAAAAACGAGCGGTCCGACTTTTCTGCCTGTACCACTTGGGGTGTGTTCTATTTGGATGAGGACGCGAACAATGCGAACATTATCTTGCTGGATGCTTTCCAAAAGCGGATGGAGTTTCCTGAGCTTAAGGAAAAAGCTCGGGCGCACTATTTAGAGTGGGAGCCGGACGACTGCATCATTGAAGCCAAGGCCGCAGGCGCGTCGTTGATTCAGGAATTGAACCAGCAGGCTGATATTTTTATCAGGGGGTACACCCCAAGCCGGGGGACACGTCAGCAGTCGAACGACAAGATTGCCCGGATGAACACGGTTTCTGCTATTTTTCAAGCTGGCAAGGTGTGGGCGCCGGATACTCGTTGGGCCAGAGAGGTGATCGACCAGATGGCTGCATTTCCTAACGCGGCCCACGACGACTTGGCTGACACGGCTGTTATGGCTATCACCAGATTTCGACAAGGCGGGTTCTTAAGACTAGAATCCGACGAGCAGGACGAACCTTTGTCCTTCCGGCGCAAGGCCGCATTCTATTAGGATCAAATATGGCAACGAGCAGCATGGTTTCGTCCCTCGCACAAGCTCCAAATGGCTTGGATTTTTCTGACATCGTGGAAGATGACACGCCTGCGGTGGAGATCATCATTGAAAACCCGGACGACGTCATTATTGGCATCGACGGCGTGGCTATTGACCTGATGCCAGAGGACGATGGACCGGCTTTTGACGCCAACTTGGCTGAATTTATGGACGAGGGTGAGCTTGAGAAGCTTGGCTCCGACTTGGTTGGCGAGGTTGAGTCGGATATTGCCTCTAGAAAAGACTGGGTGGAGATGTACGTCAAGGGTCTTGAGGTTCTTGGCATGAAATACGAGGAGCGAACCGAGCCTTGGACCGGTGCTTGTGGTGTTTTTTCAACACTGTTGACCGAAGCCGCTGTTCGATTCCAGTCCGAGACCATCATTGAGACTTTTCCAGCTCAAGGTCCTGTCAAAACGCAGATCATTGGAGCCATTGACAAGCTCAAAGAGGACGCAGCCGAGCGAGTTCGTACTGATATGAACTTCCAGTTGGTCGATGGTATGCCTGAGTACCGCCCAGAGCACGAGCGCATGCTGTTTAACTTGGGTTTGGCGGGTTCCGCCTTCAAGAAAGTGTATTTTGATCCCGGTTTGGGACGCCAAATTTCGATCTTCTGTCCTGCCGAAGACATCGTCATCCCTTATGGCTCTTCTGGCGCCCGTTCTGCTGAGCGTGTTACCCATGTGATGCGCAAAACAAAGAACGATGTGAAGAAGCTGCAGGTCGCTGGTTTCTATCGTGATGTCGAGCTGGGCGAGCCGGTCATGATCCACAACGACGTGGAGAAAAAGAAGGCCGAAGAGCAGGGCTACTCCGTTACCGATGACGAGCGCTACCAGTTCCTTGAGATTCAAGTGGACTACGACATGCCCGGCTACGAAGACGAGGATGGCATTGCTCTTCCTTACATCGTGACCATCGACAAAGGGACCAACAAGGTTCTGTCGGTGTACCGTAACTGGAACGAGAGCGATCCCAAGAAGCTCAAGCGCCAGCACTTCGTTCAGTACGACTACGTCCCGGGCTTTGGTGCTTATGGCTTTGGCTACATCCACCTGATTGGTGGTTACGCCCGCGCCGGCACATCTTTGATTCGCCAGTTGGTTGATGCTGGCACTTTGTCCAACTTGCCCGGCGGTTTGAAGTCGCGTGGCCTGCGGATCAAGGGAGATGACACTCCAATTGCTCCGGGCGAGTGGCGCGATGTGGATGTTCCCGGCGGCACAGTGCACGACAACATCATGCCGCTGCCATACAAAGAGCCATCTATGGTTCTTGCTGGTCTTTTGGACAAGATCACAGAAGAAGGCCGTCGCCTTGGCTCCATCGCTGACATGAACATCAGCGACATGAGCGCCAATTCTCCAGTGGGAACCACACTGGCTTTGCTTGAGCGTCAACTCAAGACCATGAGCGCGGTCCAAGCTCGTGTCCACTACTCTATGAAGCAGGAATTTAAACTGCTCAAGGACATCATCCGCGACAACACCCCAAGCGAATACGAGTACGAGCCACAGGGCGGCGACCGCATGGCTAAGCGGGAAGACTACGACATGGTGGAAGTCATTCCAGTGTCGGACCCTAACAGCTCCACGATGGCTCAACGGATCATGCAGTACCAAGCTGTGATTCAGTTGGCCTCGCAGGCTCCTCAAATCTATGACCTGCCGCAGTTGCACCGTCAAATGATTGAAGTTCTGGGAATCAAGAATGCAGACAAACTTGTCCCGATTGAAGACGACATGAAGCCGCGTGACCCAGTCAGCGAGAACATGGCGTTCTTGAATGGAAAGCCCACAAAGGCGTTTATCTATCAAGACCACGATGCACACATTGCTGTTCACATGGCTTTGATGCAAGACCCTTTGATGGCCGCGCAGATTGGTCAGAACCCACAAGCTCAGAAGATGATGGCCGAAATTCAGGCTCACGTTGCAGAGCACTTGGCCTTTGCTTACCGCAAGAAAGTTGAAGAGCAGTTGGGCGTACCAATGCCCAAGCCAGACGAAGATTTGCCAGAAGATGTTGAAGTGCAGTTGTCACGTTTGGTGGCTCAAGCATCACAGCAAGTGCTGGCACAGAGCAAGGGTCAGGCCGCGCAACAACAAGCTCAGCAGATGGCGCAAGACCCAATGGTGCAGATGCAACAAGCTGAGTTGCAGATCAAGCAGCAAGAGGTTGAGATCAAGAAGATGAAAGCCCAAGGCGATCTGCAAATTCGCGCAGAAGAGTTGGGACTCAAGGCTCAAGACTCTGCTCAAAAATCTGGGCAAGACCCCATGATGGCAGCGCAAAGAATGCAGATGGAAATTTCCCAGATGCAAGAATCTCACGCCATGGAAATGGCGGCAAAGCAACAGGCCTTGCAGCAAGCTCAAGCTCAAGCCCAACAACAGATGGCTCAAGGACAACAGCAAGCTGCATTACAGCAAGCACAAGTCCAACAAAAAATGGCGCACGGCGGTCAGGTTCACGCGCAAAAACTGAACCACGCCGAGCGTGCTTTTCAACAACCAAAACCGACTGCTAAATCGTCGGAGAACTAAGAGGATAAATGGACACCCAAACATTGGAGCTTCTCAACAAAAAAATTGAGGAGCATGTCAAAAGTCATTCAGAGGCTTTGGTGGGCGGACAGTCGAAAGACTATGCCGCTTACAAAGAGTTGTGCGGAGTCATCCGAGGTCTCCAGACCGCACAGCGTGAAATTGGTGACCTCGTGCGTAAACTGAAAGACGACAATGACGACTAACTTTGATGTTCAGGCGGTGGACCTGTCTGGCCTACTCAACAAAACTGTTGAAGATAAGGCCTCGCAGATTCCAGACCCAAAAACCTACCATCTTCTGTGCATGCTCCCAGAAGCCAAGGAAGAGTACGAGGGCGGCTTGCTCAAAGCCAGCCAGACGATGCAGTTTGAAGAGCTGCTATCACCCGTGCTGTTCGTGGCGAAGATGGGGCCAGATGCATTCAAGGATGAAAAACGCTTCCCAAGCGGCCCAAGCTGCAAGGTGGGCGACTTTGTAATCGTAAGGCCCAACACCGGAACGCGAATGAAAATTCACGGCACCGAGTGGCGGATTATTAACGATGATTCTGTCGAAGCTGTGGTTGAAGACCCACGCGGCATTCAGCGCGTTTAAGGAGCAATCATGGCAGAACTCGATAAAACCGAATTCACCTTCCCCGACGAGGTGGAGGAAAAACAATCTCGCGCTGATTCAAAGGTCGTAGAGGCCGAGCCAGAAGTTGAGATTGTTGACGATACTCCGGAGCAAGACCGTGGCCGCACGCCGATGGAAGACCCTCCAAGGGACGTAAGCGACGAAGAGCTTGCAAAGTACGACGAGGGTGTGCGCAAGCGCATTCAGCACTTCACCAAGGGCTACCACGAAGAACGCAGAGCCAAAGAAGCGGCCTTGCGCGAGCGAGAGGAAGCTGTGCGACTGGCCCAGCAGGTTGTCGAAGAGAACAAAAAACTTAAAGGCTCCCTGCACCAAGGCCAAAGCGCTCTTCTTGAACAAGCCAAGAAGGTTGTGGCTAACGAGATGGAGCAGGCCAAGCGCCGCTTTAAGGAAGCCTACGAAAGTGGAGACGCCGAAGCTCTAACCGCTGCTCAAGAAGAGATGACAGCGGTGAAGATGAAAGCCGAGCGCGTTAATAATTTTCGGCCAACACCTGTACAAAACGACGAAAAACAGGTACAAATACCTACCGCTGAACCAGTTCTGCCCAAACTTGATGCGAAAACTCAGGAATGGACAGAGAAAAATACATGGTTCGGCACTGACGACGAAATGACCAGCTTTGCATTGGGATTCCACAACAAGCTGGCTAAATCTGGAATCACGCCGTCATCGAAGGAATACTACGAGCGCATCGACGCTCGTATGAGACAGGTCTTTCCGGATGCATTCGAGTCCGGTGAGGTCGAAGTTTCGGAGGATGCGACTCCTTCTCCGAAGAAATCGAATGTTGTTGCACCAGCGACACGCAGCACAGCGCCTAAAAAAATCGTGCTGACAAAGACGCAGGTGGAACTCGCTAAGCGGTTGGGACTGACAAATGAGCAGTACGCCCGTGCAGTTGCGGCAGAAATGAGGAAATGAAAATGGCTAAAACAGAACTTGACAACCGCGAGCCTCGTGCTCTGCAAATGCGTGACTCTACCGAGCGTCCAAAAAAATGGATGCCACCCCAGCTTTTGCCTGATCCGACACCGGAGCCGGGTTACGCTTACCGCTGGATTCGGATTGCCACGCTTGGCAAGGATGATGCCATGAACATTTCCGGCAAATGGCGAGAGGGCTGGGAACCCGTTAAGGCATCAGATCACCCAGAGATTCGCTTGTTCAGTGGTGGCAAAAACCATTACGAGGACAGCATCGAGGTTGGTGGCTTGTTGCTTTGCAAAACACCTGTGGAGTTTACTGAGCAGCGGAATGCGTATTACGCCCAACAGGCAGAAGCGCAAATGCAATCAGTGGACAACACCTACATGCGTGAAAATGATCCTCGTATGCCGCTTTTTAAAGAGCGGAGCACGAAGGTTACTTTCGGCAAAGGCACTTAACTTTTTTGGAGTCTCAAAATGACTTATCCCGCTGTTACAGCACCATACGGCCTTCAGCCTGTCAATCGTATTGACGGCATGGCTTATGCTGGTGCAATCCGTCAGATTCCCGTAGCTGCTGGCTTCGGCACCGCCATTTTTGATGGCGATACCGTGGTCATCAACAGCGACGGTTTTCTTGTTAAATCCACCACAACCGACTCCGGCAACATTGTTGGCGTGTGTCTCGGCGGACAGTACGTAAACTCGAGCGGCCAAACCGTTCAAGGTCAGTTCATCCCCGCTTTGGCATCTACTGCAAGCAACCTTGCTTTGGCTTACGTTGTTGATGACCCAATGGCTTTGTTCAAGGTTGCTGTTGTGACCTCTGGTACAACTATGGGCACCGCTGGTCGTACTGTTGTTGGCTCGAACCTCCCATTGGTTCTGAACGCCGGCAGCACCACCACTGGTAACTCTGCCTTTGCCGTCACTTTGACTGGCGCTGGCACAACTGCCACCATCCCTGTGCGCGTAATCGACGTGGTTCCTGAAACCGCTACTGGTGCTGACGCATTCCGTGAACTGTTGGTGAAAATCAACACTCACCAATACAACAACACCACTGGTGTCTAAGGAGTAAATCATGGCTATTTCACGCGCACAACTGCTGAAAGAACTCCTCCCCGGCTTGAACGCTTTGTTCGGTTTGGAGTACGCTAAATACGGCGAGCAGCACAAGGAAATCTACGAGACCGAAACTTCTGAGCGTAGCTTTGAAGAAGAAGTTAAGTTGTCCGGCTTCTCCGCAGCTCCTGTCAAAAACGAAGGCGCAGCCATCGCTTATGACAATGCTCAGGAAGCTTTCACCGCTCGCTACACCCACGAGACCATCGCTTTGGGCTTCTCCATCACTGAAGAAGCTATCGAAGACAACCTGTATGACAGCTTGTCCAGCCGATACACCAAAGCTCTGGCCCGTGGTATGGCTTACACCAAGCAGGTTAAAGCTGCTGCAATCCTGAACACCGGTTTCACCGGCCCCACCTATGGTGACGGCGTGACCTTGTTCTCGACTGCACACCCACTGATCTCTGGTGGCGTCAACAGCAACCGTCCTGCCACAGCAGCCGACTTGAACGAGACTTCGTTGGAAAACGCCGTCATTCAAATCGCAGCTTGGACAGACGAACGTGGCCTGTTGATCGCAGCTAAGCCAAAGAAGCTGGTGGTTCCTCCATCGCTGCAATTCGTTGCAACTCGCTTGTTGGAAACTGAGCTCCGCGTTGGCACTGCCGACAACGACATCAACGCCATCAAGAACAACGGTTCCATCCCCGGTGGTTACACAGTCAACAACTTCTTGACTGACACCAACGCTTGGTTCCTGTTGACTGATGTGCCTAACGGTCTGAAGCACTTCGTCCGCTCGCCTTTGGCGAACTCTATGGACGGCGACTTCGACACCGGCAACGTGCGTTACAAGGCCCGTGAGCGTTACAGCTTCGGCGTCTCTGACCCACTGGGCGTGTTCGGTTCTCCCGGCGCTTAATCCTTCGGGATTATTTGAAAAGGCCCCTTGTGGGGCCTTTTCTTTTGCTGTATATTTTGTTTAAACCCGGACTATCCGGCGTATCTGACGGCTCCGGGCCGACGTCATGCAGACAGATACGCCTTAACCGCATGAGGAAATTATCATGGCTCAGACTACTTTCCAAGGCCCAGTCCGTTCTTTGGCTGGCTTCTATACCCAAGGCCCCGCTTCCGTGGTGAACTTGGCTAACGGCACCAACACAGTGACTCTGGATGTCGCCTCTTACGCTGGCAAGACTATCCGTACCAATGACGCTACATTGGTTATCACGCTGCCCACCATCAACACATCAGCCAACTCTGTGACTTCTGGCCCCGGCCAAGACCCCAACACAGCGAACAACGTGGGCACCAGCTACACGTTCGTGATTGAGACTGCTGCTACTGCGTGGGCCTTGAAAACTGACGGCACCGACAAATTTGTTGGCTCCATGATCATGGTTGACACCGATAGCTCCGGCGCAGTGACGGCTTTTGCCCCTAGCGCAACCAATGATGTTATCAACTTGGACGGCTCGACCACTGGCGGCATTGCTGGCTCAACCATCACTGTTACCGTGTTGGCTGCCAACAAGTACATGGTCACTGGCGTGCTGTTGGCCTCTGGCTCTGTTGTCACGCCTTTTGCTGACGCTTAATCAACTCAGGGGCTCCGGCCCCTGTTTTACAGGAGATTGATTATGGCAATGCAAGGCGATGTATCGTCAACGCACCGGAACTCAACCGGCACAGTTTATGCCGGTCGAACACGGGTTAAAGGTTTTTCAATTTGCGCAGTAGCCAGTCAAACTGGCACTTTGCTTTTGAGAAACGGCGGAGCTTCTGGACCAGTGTTGATTGAGATTGACATTCCGTCTAACTCAAACCCCAACTCGTTTTATGTGGCAATTCCGCAGCAAGGCGTTTTGTTTACAACAGACGTCTATGCCACAATCACCAACATTGCATCAGTGACGGTGTTTTATGGCTGAAGAGACACGCCCAATGGATGTTGCAGGTCGCAAATTGATGATTGCGATCCCTGCCTACGACGGCAAGTTGAACATCAAGACTTCGTTTGCCTTGGCCGATTTAGTGGTCAAAGCTTCGCAGTTTGGTGTTCAAGTGCAACTGTCGCATCTGTCGGGCTGCTCTCTGATCACCAAGGCCAGAAACGTTCTGGTCGCAAACTTTCTAGAGTCGGACTGCACGGACTTTTTGTTCGTCGATGCCGACATCGTGGTGGACGCAGAGTCTGTGCTTCGCCTGTTGGCGCTGAGCACCGGCAAGGACATCACAGCCGGGATGTACACCCGCCGCGCAGAAGATCGCAAGTTCTTCTTGGACATCTATATTGACGAAGCCAACACGCTTGAGTTTGACCAGCACGGCATGCTGCGGGTCGAGAACGTGGCTACAGGCTTCATGATGATTCAGCGCCATGTGCTGGAGAAGATGGTCGCCTCGCACCCCGAGTGGACGTACTTCAACGACTTCTACAATCGCAACGAGAGCGCCTTGTTTGACTTTGAGTTGCACAATGGGCAGTACGTTGGCGAGGACTACACCTTCTGCAAACGCGCACGCGCAGATGGTTTCACGGTCTTTGTTGACCCAGAGATCACCTTGCCGCACGTTGGTTCTCAAGAGTACCACCGCAGCTTCAAAGAGTCCGTGTTGATGCCGCTGATCGAGCAGCACTGCACACCCAAACTGAAAGTCGTCAATGGCTAAGAAGACCCCATCACTTGCAGTCGGTCGTGGCGAGAAGTTGCCCGTCTCCAAGGGAGCTGGGTTGACAGCTAAGGGCCGCGCCGTGTACAACAAAGCGACCGGCAGCAACCTCAAAGCCCCCCAACCCCAAGGCGGTAAGCGCAAGGACTCGTTCTGCGCACGCATGTCAGGTATGCCCGGTCCGATGAAAGACGAAAAGGGAAAGCCCACCCGCAAGGCGGCTTCTCTTGCAAGGTGGAAGTGCTGATATGGAACTGATGGCTTGGAACGTACTGCTGTCGTTTACTTCGGCTGCATTGCTATTTTGGGTGAAGGTGTCTCACGACGAGGTAAAGCGCGTCAGCATCTTGCTGAGCAAGACCCGCGAAGAGAACGCCGAAAAGTATGTGACCAAAGCTGATGTGCATAGCGACATCAATCGTGTTCTGGCTCGACTGGATCGTCTTGAGGGCAAGATTGATGACTTTATGAAGGAGCAGCGCAGTGCCCTCAGTTAGCAAGAAGCAACACAATTTTATGGCGGCGGTTGCAAATAACCCAGCCTTTGCCAAAAAGACAGGCGTCCCACAATCTGTGGGCAAAGAGTTCTCCAACGCGGACAAGGGCCGCAAATTTTCTAAAGGTGGCGATATGAAAAACGAAATGATGAGCAAGCTCAAAGCACACGCAGCCAAACCTGCCTCTAAAGCCCACAAAGGCTTGAAAGCCGGTGGCTCTGTTGGTACAACCAAGATGGGTGCAGTCCGCACTGCTGCTCCAAGCAAAGACGGCATTGCATCCAAGGGTAAGACCAAGGGCACAATGGTCAAAATGGCACGCGGCGGTAAAGCCTGCTAAGGAGTTGATATGAGTCCAGCAGAAAAAGAAGCTCGCCAGATGATGGCGGACAAAAAAGCAGCGGAAGCCGCCGAGAAAGCCTACAACGCAGCCAGCAAAACGCCTCCAGCGCCAGCGGTTCGAAAGGCTAAGGGCGGCAGCGTTACTCGTGCTGACGGTTGCGTTAGCAAGGGCCACACTCGCGGCAAGATGGTGTAAGCCATGAGAGCCAGCCGTGGCATGGGCGCCATACTCCCCTCCAAGATGCCTTCCGGCAAGCGTAAAGCTCGCCGGGATAACACCGACTTCACACAATACGCTGAAGGCGGCGAGGTGGGTTTGTACGCCAACATTAACGCCAAGAAAAAGCGCATAGCCGCTGGTTCTGGTGAGAAAATGCGCAAACCCGGCACTGCTGGCGCACCAACTGCGCAGGCATTTATCCAGTCGGCCAAGACCGCAAAGAAGTAAATCATGGCAACATCAAACACCACTGCGTTCAACATGGACCTCACGGAGATCGTGGAGGAAGCGTTTGAACGCGCTGGTGGTGAGTTGCGCACTGGTTACGACCTGCGGACAGCCAGCCGGTCTTTGAACTTGATGTTCTCGCAGTGGGCCAACAAAGGCCTGAACATGTTTACGTATGAGCAGGGGCTGATCAATTTAATCCCCGGCCAAGCAACGTACAACCTTCCTGCTGACACGGTAGACCTTCTGGAGCACGTCATCCGCACGGGCGCTGGAAACTCCTCAACCCAAGCAGACCTGACCATTACCCGGATCAGCGTCTCCACCTACGCCACAATTCCAAACAAGCTGCAGCAAGCTCGTCCGATTCAGGTGTGGATTGAGCGTTTGACCGATGCGCCGCGTATTACTGTGTGGCCCGTACCAGACAACTCACAGCCGTATGTGTTTGTGTATTGGCGTCTGCGCCGCATCCAAGATGCTGGCACTGGTGTAAACACAATGGACATGCCTTTCCGCTTCTATGAGGCGATGACGGCTGGCTTGGCTTACCACCTTGCCTTGAAGATTCCCGGATCAATGGATCGTCTGCCAATCTTGAAGCAGCAGTACGACGAAGCGTGGGACCTTGCCTCTTCCGAAGACCGCGAGAAGGCTTCTGTCAGGTTTGTCCCGCGTCCAATGCATATTGGAAACGGTGGCTACTAATGTCAAACCGGTTTGCAGCGGGTCACAGAGCGATTGCCATGTGCGACCGCTGTGGTCAGCAATTCA